CTCGGCCCGGCTACGCAAATTCAAACACATTGCTAGAGAAAGGAATTGGCTGATGATGGGGGAGGAGCGGCTGCCTGTAGTGGGATACGAGGACCGCTACATCGTCAGCAACTTCGGTGAAGTGTGGTCGCTCGACCATTATGACCGCCGAGGTGTGTTCCATCATGGCCAGCTGCTCAAGCTCAGTACGCATGAGTTCGGGTATCCGGTGGCTAACCTCAAGCGAGACAACGTACAGAGAAGCACTCCGGTACACGTGCTTATTGCCGCAGCGTTCATTGGTCCGAGGCCGGAAGGGCACCAAGTCCGACACTTGGACGGCATCTCGCAGAACACTTACCTGATGAACTTGGACTATGGCACCCGTAAGCAAAACCAGCAGGACATGGCTCGCCACGGACGAGCGGGGAGGTATCAGGCAGCAAAGACACACTGTCCACAGGGTCACGAATACACCGAAGAGAACACGTATATCTACCACCGACCTCCACGTCGTGAAGGTGGAATGTGGTCAACGGAGCGCTCTTGTAAAAAGTGCCCCAGAGAAAGGAAATTGAATCGTGGGACAATATTTTAAGGCTTGCATCATCACCGACGACAAGCCGCCGAAGGTGAAGTGGTTCATGTACAGCCATTTGTACGACAACGGTCTCAAGCTCATGGAGCACAGCTACGTCGGCAACGGGTTCGTGAAGGCCTTCGAGATACTGCTCGCGCTGGACGGACCTCAGCGTGTCGTGTGGGCCGGGGACTACGCCGACCCGGAGCCAGGCACCGAGGACAATCTGTATTCCATGACCAACGGCACGGACGGTGACGAGGATTTTACCATGTTGGCCGTGGTGCTCACCCCGGACCTGTTCAGCGGCGGGATGTTCTCCTCGCAGTTCGGTCAGGAGGAAAAGAAGAAGTACGCGGTCAACTTCTGGCCACCGTTCCTCATCGACGATGCGGTGCATCGCTACATCCTCAACCACGACACCCAGCAGTATGCCGACAAGGCGCACGCCCCGAGTTCCAGCTGGGACCCCGACGTGCGCATTCATCCGTTGCCGTTGTTGACTTGTGAGGGCAACAACCGTGGTGGTGGTGACTACCGCAGCAACGATCGGGTTATCGGAAGCTGGGCGCGGGATCGGATCAGCATCGGAGAGAGCGTGCCGGAGGGGTATGCCGAGTTGGACTTCGCGGGGCTGCTCTCGGAGGAGAGCAACCGGTAAATCGAATCCAAAAATATTTTTCAGAAGGTAACGCGTCACCGTGGCGTCCCTATATACAGTGTGTAAGGGACGCATACGGCGGACCCGAAGCCCCACGGAGGCCCAAATGACTTACACCATTCGCCACACAGACCAGGTTCGCACCCCAGCAGACATCGACCGCGAGCTGTCCAAGGTCAACGCCGAAGAGGCCTTGCTGGAGGCCAAGCTGGCCGAGGTTCGCAAGCGTCAGGACTACCTCAACGAGGTCTTCGCGGCGCGGGGCGGCTGGGAGCGTGCCTTTCTGGTCAACAACACCGGGGGCCACGTGCACACCAGCACTCGCTGCGGTTCCTGCTTCATTACCACCGAGTACGTGTGGCTCACCGAATTCAGCGGACAGAGTCAGGACGAGATCATCGCCGCCGCAGGCGACAAGGCGTGCACTTGGTGCTACCCGGACGCTCCGGTCGAGATCACCAGCCGTCCGGGGACGATCAAGACCGACGAGGACCGTCGCCTGGAGCAGGTTCGCGCGGAGCGGGCAGCCAAGAACATCGAGAAGAGCGCCAAGCAGCTCAACGATCCGGCGACCGGCGAGATGATGTACAAGACCGAGCGTGGCGCGGAGATGGCGGCAGTCCAGGCCCTCGCCGATATCCTGTGGTACGGCGGGACGCACCCCAGTGCTGCCGAGTGGATCAATGCGGCAGACCGGGTGGCTCGGGCCGTTGCCGCCAAGCACGGAAGGGACTTCATCGAGGTGCTCAAGGAATTCGAGGCCAAGGCGGAAGCGAAGAACAAGCGGGACCTGAAGGCAGCCGAGAAGGATCGTCGGGACCGTCCCGCCTTCTACGCACAGTTCTCCTGATCGGACGTCGGGGAGGGCAACCTCCCCGGCCACTTCACGTTCTACTTCACACTCACGAGAGGTCACAAGGACGATGAGCAACGAGGAACTGGAAAGAATTCTGGAGTTCCTGCGGACAACAGGTCAGCTGGACTCGCACTGGTACGAGATGTAAGAGGCTGGCCGCTCAGGCGTGCCAGCGACGTGATCAAAAATAAAATTCCCAGAAGCGGTAACGCTTCCCTCGGCATGACGTATATGTTGGGTGTAGTACAAAAAAAGAGCCGCTCACAGAGCGAAACGCCCCCACGAAGGAGCACCCGATGCGAAGCTTGCACACCACCACAGCGGACGAGCTGGATTTCTTCCATGGCAAGTGCGGAGGTCATTGCGACAACCTCAAGCAGAGTAACCGTGTCGCTCGCGGCAAGGCCAAGGTCAAGAAGGCTTCCGTGCGCCGCGATCGTCGCGACTTCCGCTCCAGCCGCAACACCGCACAGTTCATGATCAACGCATGATCAGCCAGGTGGAGGTGGCGCTCCTCGCTGTGCAGGACGGTATGGAGGAATTTCACGCCCTGCTGATCGAGTCGAAGGGCGATTGGACTGATGCCGTTCAGGCGCAGTACGAGCGCAACGAGGCTGCTGAGGTCGCCGCCATCGAGGCGGGGGCCACCTCGGACGAGATCTGGTTCGCACTTGGTTTCCCCGCCTGTCTCCGCTAGTTCGACTGAAATAAAAAATTCTAAAAGCGGTAACGCGCCGCCTGACGTGCCATATATAGTCAGTAAGCAACAAAGCAGCTCACAGAGCCCCAGCCCCCACGAGGAGAATCCAATGCCTGCCATCACAGCAATCCAGCAGTTCCGGGTCAACGACGTCATTGTCCAGATCAATCCGCGTAGCTTCGACTACCCCACTTCCTATGGTGAGCAGCGCAACAACCGGATCAAGTCCACTCGCGTTTACGGTGCGGTGGACACCTTTGCGGCTGTCGAGATGGAGTCCGAGCCGTATGTCGGGCAGTTCTTGTTCACCGAGCGGATTCAGCCGGGGATGTGGGCCAACATGAGCGAGGCGGATCGCGAGGAGATGACGGTCAAGATCACCGAGTGGAGCACCTGGAAGCGCAATATCGCCAAGCTCGCTCGCGCCGGAGCGGTAGCTGCCTTGACTCGCCTGGTGGGCGAGCAGCAGTTCGATTACCGCCCGAAGAAGGACTCCGACACCAAGATTCGGATGCGCTTCGATCAGAAGGCGGGTTGTGGCTGTGGTTGCTCACCGGGCATGGTGCTGGAGGGCCAACTGGTGGACGCCAACGGATCGCCTGTCGACATCTGGATCGAGAAGGCCCCAGCGATGTTCGAGGTAGTGGCCGAGCTGGCGGTCAGCGTCAACATATAATCCCAATCCTGGCAGCCTGTGTGAGCCTGTCGACTTTCCGCGCGGGAGCCGACAGTCGGGTGCGAGACCTGAGCCAGGAGCGCATTGTCCCCACGACGAAAGGCGACTTATGACGACGAATACGAGGTCCAAGGGTCGGATGCGGGCCTACTTTGGGTTGCCACCCAAGGAAGTACTTTCGGACGCCGAGGTGGAGATCGTTCAAGTTTCCCCGGAGTACGTCGATACACCGCTCTATGCTTTCACGTTGGCCCGCCTGGGGCCCCTGCCCACGTTCGAGGAGTGCACGCCTAAGCAAAAGGTCGCACTAAAGAAGTCAGCAGCAAAATGACAGCTCACGACGATGAACTCCGTTCAGTCCGCTCGCTTTCGACCATCGCGGAGGATGTCTACACCAACTGGCCGAAGGTGAACTACGCAGCAGAGCCCTACCTCGATGCCATGCGGTCGCTGGACAGGATTACCGACAGGTACTTCGAGGATTCCGCAGGCAGTATCGTGCGGTATTTTCTCAGCAATGCGACTAGCTGGAGAGGCGAGCACGCTCGCCGGATCAAGGCCGAACTGAAATCCATGCTCTAACTCCATCCGACCAAGGAGAACACTATGCAGACCAAGACACTCGTTCAGGCCACCGCCAACATCGTCACGATCGTCAATCTCGCCGAGGGTGATGTCTACAAGCGAATCACCAAGAGCGACTACGAGCGCGACTACAAGATGTTCATGGGCGTCGTCACGTCGGTGATGCACAACGGTGAGGAAGCGGCCATCACCGCTATCGAGTTCGAGGAGGAGTACTCCAGGGTCAATGTGAAGAACAAAATCTTCGCGGCTGATTCCGAGATGCAGCTCTACTCGACCACCCCGGAAGAGGTCTCCGCGCACCTCGGAACGCTCGCCAAGCTCGCCCGCGAGGATGTCAAGCGCAAGGCCACCGAACTAGCAGATGCCGAAGGTGTCGTGCAGCGCATTGCGCGCATCGACCAGATGGCAGGCGCAGGCCAGCTCAAGGCTGCGACCACCGGAACCCCCAAGACTCTCGACGCAGCAACCGCCGACGTCGAGACCGAGTAATCAACTCCACCACGAAGAAAAGGAAACACGATCCTCATGAGCAATCCCTACGACCCCCAGCAGGGTCACAACCAGCCACCACCTCCCGGTTACTACCCGACCGGATTCTCTCCGGGCCGTCCTTACGACACGGTCAATCCCGAGAAGAACGGCTTCGGTTTGGCCGCTGTCATCCTTGGCCCGATCGGCTTGTTCTTCTGCATCATGCCGATCACCGGATGGCTAGGCGTCATTCTCGGTTTCGTCGGGCTGATATTCGGTATCGCCGGACTGGCCCGCGTCAGCAAGGGCAAGGCGACGAACAAGAAAACCGCAGTGACCGGCCTTGTGTTCTCGCTGCTCGCCATCGTGGCCGGTATCGCGGCAACGGTGGTGTTCTTCTCCATCGTCAACGACTTCGGCAACGACATGGACTGCATCTCCCGCGCTAATACGTCCGCAGAAATCAACGCCTGCCATTGAGGTTCAGGATCTTCAGCTCAGTCCGGCTAAGTAGCCCCCTATAAACACAGAACTCCTTCGAGGGAGTGGCTGATAGTGTGAGACGAACTATCGGCGCTCGCTCGAAGGAGTTTTGTCGTGACCGAGGCCAAACCACAGCACGAAGTACGGCACCCTTCCGAGTTGCATGTATTCCACAAGAACCCGCGCGTGGGCAACGTGGACGCCATCGCAGCTAGCCTTCGGGCCAACAGTCAATACCGCCCCATTGTCGTGAACAGGGGTACGCACACCGGACGTCCACTGGAGGTACTGGCGGGCAATCACACGCTGATGGCGTTTCGTGACCTGGCGGAGAAGCATCCCGAGGACGAGCGTTGGCAAAGCATCGACTGCTGGATGATCGACGTGGACGATGACCGGGCGGCGCGCATCGTGGCGGCGGATAACAGGACAGCGGAGCTTGGTGGCTTCGATGACCGCCTGCTGCTGGAGCTACTGCAAGACCTCCCCGATTTGAACGGCACCGGCTACGATGCCAACGACCTGATGGCGCTGGCGGACATCGTCGGGGGCGCGCCTACGTTGGAGGAGCTGGAAAAAGAAATCGGAGAGCCACAGCCCGGAGACGATTACACGATGATTCGTCTTGCCGTGACGCCCGACGTGGGCAAGGAGTGGGAGCGGTGGCGCGAGCAGCACGGTAGTGACACTCAGGCGCTGGGGCTGTTGCTGGAAAGTGTCTCCTCGGACATCCTCAGTTCATGATTCCCGCCCCCCGCAATGCTTTGGTGTCCTATCACTACTACGCGAAGGACGACCTGGAAAAGTATGCCAATCTCCGTCTGATCGGGGACTCCGGTGCCTTCTCTGCGCTGTCGCAAGGGGCCACCATTCCACTGGATGACCTGTGCGCCTGGGCTATTCGATGGAAGCATCGTCTGGCATGGATGGCGTCTCTGGATGTGATTGGTGATCCGGTGGGCACGCGTCGAAATTGGCAGATCATGGTGGACCGCTACGGCATCCAGGCAGTGCCCACGATTCACTTTCCGCATGGTGGCAGGGAAATGGAGCACTACATCGACCAGGGTGTCGACTTCTTCGGCCTCGGTGGCTTGGTGGGAACGGGTTACGACAAGGCGAAGACCTTTCGTTGGTTGGTGTCCATTTTCCGTTATGCCCAGCAGCGACATCCGCACGTGCGCTTCCACGGCTGGGGTGTCACCTCTCAGACCCTGTTGCGGTTGCCGTTTTTCTCGGTGGACTCCAGCGCGTGGGGCAGTGGCTATCGCTATGGCATCGTTCGCATTCGCGACCCTCGAACGAACAAGAACGTGACCGTGGCGATGGACGGCAAGGACGCCTACACGAGCGCCAAAGCACACCTGCTGGCCCGTCACTACGGTGTCGCTCCGTCGCAGATATCGCGTTCACACGGCGGGAACGCGGAGTTGATCGTGCGCATGAGCGCACTGTCGGCCAGTGTGCAGGAACAGCACTTTCGTAGTGCGCACGGTCTCATCACCTCTCCGACGTGGGGCATCAATACCACCTACGCTGCTCCGCGCGTGCACCTGGTGGGTGAGAGCAACGAGGGGGCAACGTCTCCAGTCGATGGGCCCCATCTGCATCTGGTAGATGGGTCCAAGAGCGCGCTGGAGCGGCTCAACACTCTTGCTGGTCCGCCCGGACACGTGGCAGACTCCACTTTGAGGCGTATCACGTCGACAACTGCACAGCTTGCGCAACCTGGCTCCTGAGTCAGGAAAACCGGAAGGAAACTCCGTGATCATCCATTTCCTCGTCATGGGCTGTTGAGCCCACCATGTGTTCTATTACTGGCGCGATTGCGTTGGGCCCGGAGTCGGAGATCGACAGTGATCTCTACATGTCCATTCTCACGTTGGCGGGTGAAAGAGGAAGGGACGCAGTAGGTTTCGGCACGAATCGAGGAGACGAGTATCGGTTCGTCGGACCCAAGTTCATCAACGAGGACCTCAGTGGTTCGCGCTGGGTGATCGGGAACAATCGTGGGGAGCCCACTACCGAGTACGTACCCAATCCGACGCTGGGTGATATTCAGCCCTACCGTAGCGGTCGATTTGCTGTCGTGCACAACGGCACTATTGCCAACGACAAGGACCTTGCGCTGGCCCAGGGGTGGAAGACCCCGCGTGTTGATTCGCAGATCATTCCGCTCATCCTCCACCGATTTTGGACGGACGATCGTGACACCGATCAGCTTCGATCGGCGCTGGGTATGCTGCACGGTAGCTATGCACTGGCCGCAGCGAACTACGAGACCGGGACTGTGGTGCTGGCGTGCAACTACAAGCCCATCTTCACCGCTGTCATCGACGAGGTGCTCTACTTCGCGTCCCTCCCCTCACACTTGCCGGGGCACCAGACGATCCGCTCCACAATCCACAAGGTGGAGCCTTACAGCGCGGTTGTCGTGGGACGCGATGGGGCAGTGAAGTACGTAAACCTGCGATCTGAAGAAAAAAATATGAAGGCCCTCGTGATTCTGTCCGGAGGGCTGGATTCCACCACCGTGGCTGCGTACATGAAGAAGAAGAAGAACTACGACGTGACGCTGCTGCACGTGGAGTACCACTGTCGGGCACAGGAGCGCGAGATCGAAGCAGTAGAAGCCATCGCCGCCACTCTCGAACTGCCGTTGATCAGGCTCAATACAGATATTTTTTCCGAAGTGATCAGGGGCAGCACGCTGACGAGTACCGAGGGCGAGATCGCTCAAGGGGAAGTGGGCAGCGAGTACGCGATGGAGTGGGTGCCTGCGCGCAATCTCATCCTGAGCGCGCTGGCGGTGGGTATCGCCGAGAGTCGGGGCATCGACACCATTGCCTTGGGCAACAACCTGGAGGAGTCCGGGGCCTATCCCGACAACGAGCAGGAGTTCATTCGGGCACTCAACTTCGTGATGCCCAACGCGGTCAACGAGGGCCAGCGGGTGGCGTTCATCGAACCGGTGGGCAACCTGATGAAACATGAGATCGTGCGCCTGGGCCTGGAGATCGCCGCTCCGCTGCATTTGACGTGGAGTTGTTACAAAGGCGGCGAGCACCATTGTGGTGACTGTGGACCCTGCTACATGCGGCGCAAGGCGTTCACGATGAACGGTGTCGAGGACGCGATGCCCTACGAGAAGGTGGCATCGTGAGCGACACCAAGATGGAGATCACCGTCAAGCACCACATGAGCGCGGGGCACCGCATTCCCGGACTGGCGGGTGAGGGGTCCAAGTGTTCCAACATCCACGGTCACACGTTCGGTATCTCCTGGACGTTCCGGGTCGACAGCGTGAACGCAGAAGCCATCGAGTTCGCCGAGGTGAAGAAGCGCCTGCGCGGGTGGATCAACGAGCACTTGGATCATGGTTTTATTTGCTACGCGGAGGACATCAAGACCATCAAGTTCCTCTACGCGAACAAGCACAAGCTCTACGTCGTCGACCATCCGCCGACCACCGAGATGATCGCCACGGAAATTGCGAACGCGGTACTGAGCATGGAGGGTCTTGGTGAGTATCTCGTCGCCGTGGACGTCACCGAGGGGCCGCACAACTCCGCACGGTGGAGTCGTGAGCTGTCGTGACGCCGACCATCCCCGTCTCGGAGCAATTCGGAATCACGATTCAGGGTGAGGGACCGTACGCCGGTCGCTCCGTCCAGTTCCTTCGTACGGGTGGCTGCAATCTGTCGTGCTCGTGGTGCGACACCCCCTACACCTGGAACGGTGAGCTGTTCGATCTACGCAAGGAGTTGACTCCGACCACGGTCGACGACATCGTCGCGCGGACCATCCCGAATCTGCCCATCATCATCTCGGGCGGGGAACCTCTTCTGCACCAAGGGAACCCGGATTGGGAGCAGATGATGATCGGCCTGTCCGGAAAGGGCTGCGACATTCATCTGGAGACCAACGGCACCATCGCACCCAACGGGGTCACGCAGAAGTGGGCCTCCTTCGCCAGCATTTCACCGAAGCTCGATCATGCGGGGCCTCATCGGGGCAACCAAGACCCGACGATGTCGTGGGAGTGGGTGGACTACATCGAGTCGATGACCGATGACCCCTTGGCTCGCACGTCGATCCTCAAGTTCGTCGTCACCACCGTCGAGGATGTAGACACGTCGCTTTCCTATGCCAAGAAGTACAGGTGGCCCACGGATCGAGTGTGGGTCATGCCCGAAGGGACGAGCGCGGAGGCATTACAGGCCAAGTGGCCAGCAGTAGCGAAGCGGGCTGCGGAGTTGCACATCAATGCTTCTCACAGACTCCATGTCCTCGCTTTCGGGAATACGAAAGGGACGTGAGATGACAGCTGGAATCGACCTCGATGGTGCGGCCAGTGCTATCAAGCTCCTCCTGGAAGCCTTTGGTGTGGACGAGGGCGACCACACAGCGAACACTCCAGAACGAGTGGCACGGGCATGGTCGGAGCAACTGATCGGCTACGAGGAGGACCCCGCTGAGCATCTGCGCACCACGTTCAGCGCCCCGGACGATCCCGGCCTGGTGATCGTGTCGGGTATCCACATGAAATCCACCTGTGCTCACCACTTGTTGCCCTTCTGTGGTTCGGCGACAGTGGCCTATCGTCCCAATCCCGGTCAGCGAGTGGTGGGGCTGTCCAAGCTCTCGCGCGTGTTGCACGGCTATGCTCGTCGCCTCCAGGTTCAGGAACGCATCGGAGCAGACACGGTGGACGCGATCCACCGGATGCTCAACCCCTCGGGTATCGCCGTGATCATCACGGCTACTCACGATTGCATGAGGTTGCGCGGCGTGGGTGATGCCGATGCCGTCACCACTACGGTGGCCAAGCATGGTTTGTTGACCGATGATGAGTGGCACGCCATTCGACAAGCACATTTTGGGCGTTGACATGAATGCGCGAGAGGTGTGGCATACGTTTTGCGAAGGGATGATTCGCGCATATGCGTTCCCCCCTCCGGGTGTGGATGTGCCCAGGAAGGAGCATGATGAGCGAGAACGACAAGGTCGAACTCACCGAAGCGCAGTTCAAGGTCCTCTCCCTGGTGCAGTCCGGAGCGAAGCCCGAGGACATCGCGAAGACCGTGCAGTTGACCAAGGAGCAGGTGCTCGAAGAACTCGCCACCGCCCTGGCCCTCAAGCACCCAGATAGCGATTCCTTCACAGCGCTGGAGTTGCAACGATTGGACACGCTCAATCGAGCGGCCTGGACGAAAGCGGTGACGGGCGATCTCGATGCTGTGCGGGTTGCCCTGTCGGTGAGTCAGCGCAGGGTGGCGCTGAAGGATCGAGAGGCAGCGCAGTGTCGATCCCTTACTCCTGCACAAGAATTGCAGAATTCCATGGATGAGCTACTGCGCCACACGATTGCCAGTAACGTGTCCAACAGCTGACACTCAGCATCTCCGACCAAGCCCAAGGAGTTAGTCATTACACATTTCACAGTGCTCGTGCTCGTGGACGACGACACCCCGGAATCCGATCTAGACGATGTCATAGCCGAACTGATGGCCCCGTACAGCGAGACCCTGGAGGTCGAGTCTCGTGATGACGAGGCCTACGATGCCGAGCGAGTGATCAAGGTACGGCAGCAGTACATCGAGTACGCCGAGAAGAATGAGGATGTGCGGGAGACTCGCGAGCAGATTCTCGAAATGGACCCGTCTAAGCTGATCGAGAGCTGGACCGATCAGAAGTTTCGCATCGACGAGCAGGGCGTCATTCATACTCAGACGACATACAACCCGCGCTCGAAATGGGACTGGTATCAGACCGGGGGACGGTTCTCCAGTCGCGCCCCGCTGCTGTTCGGCGGAGAGCAGGACTGTGATGGACGGTTGTCGGATATCGACTGGGACACTATTCGGGAACGGGCCAGGCTCGCTGCCATCGAGGCGTTCGATACCTACGAAAAGGCCACTAGGCACATCGAGCCCATCGCGACATGGGAATCCGTTCGGGGTAGGCACGAGGCAGACGGCACCGGAATCGACGGGGCGCGGGAGGAGTACCGGACGCACCCGTGGGTCGTGGCCATCGGAGAGGCGTTCGATCACATGTATTTCTTCGGAACGGATTTGCACGATTATTTTCACGTTGGTCAGGAGAATGCGCGCGAGGAGTTCATCGCGAACAAGGTAGCCGAGGCCGGAGTCTATTACAGCGTCGTCACGCCGGACGGAGAGTGGCATTCCAAGGGCGACATGGGGTGGTGGGGTATGGACACCGTGACCGATGCCGATTGGACTACCACCTTCCATAAAGAGCTGCAAGCGTTGCCGCAGACTACCTTCTTTCGGCTACTGGATGTCCATATCTGAAAGAAATAAAAAATCGGACAGGCCCCCTCTCGTCCGTTATTCTTTGAGTGAACCTGCGAGGGCGGGAGGGAGTTACCGTGATGTGTGAAGCAACGTTTTTCGATGGACCGCTTCGGGGCCAGACTCGGGTGTTCGACCGTGCAGAGCCTCCGCCTCTCGTGTTCCTCAACGAGCCGATCATCGACCCCGGAGCTTCCCTTGATGCCCCCTTGGGCTTCAGGAAAATAACTTATGTCCGTGACGTGAACCCGTTTGTCGAAGGCTCGGCATGGGCATACATGCTGGAGACCGTCGATGAAACACAACGTCATAGCTCGGAATCAAAAAAGAAGTGAACTGGCCGTCGAGAGATCAATTCGATGCGCTGAGATCGTTCGTGTTCTTGTTGCTCTGTCCGAGGAAGTTGTTGCACTGGCAAATGGTGCGCCGACACTCAAGATCAGAGCAGCAGCGCTCGATCTCGAAGTCGATCTGGATCGAACCAGCGGTGTAGGTGCTGTTCTGGCTCAGTGCTATGCGGAGCGTGCTCTCCAGCTCTATGGCGGCACTCCCTGTCTTGCCACGCGGGCAGCGGTACTCTCGGCACAGGCCGCGCGTAGTTTGGCGACTTCTCGATCCAAGAGAATGAATCCAGGAGCATGACAATGGTCCATCCGATATTGGCAGACGCTGAGGTCGCAAAATCGACAGGCGGAATGATCGCCATTTATCCCTCGCAGGACTCCCTGGACGAGCTGGTGATCCCCGGTGGGGAGCCGCGTGAGGACATGCACATCACGTTGTGTTACCTGGGTGAGGATGTCTCCGGGCTGACCAGTTCCTATGCGGCGCAGAATCTTGCCGAGGATATCGCGATGTGGTTGAACCCCTTGGTATGTCGGGTCTTCGCGCACGCCACGTTCAACCCCGACAACCACGAAGGGCGGGAATCCTGTGCGGTGTATCTAGTGGGCGACTCCGACGAGCTTCCGGTGCTCTACGCCGACCTTCAGGCCGGGATCGGTGCGTTGTACGAGATTCCCAGGCAGCACACTCCGTGGTGCCCTCACATCACTGCCGGGTATGGGAAAACGGCTGCCGACCTTACCTTCACCGGGGAGATCGTGCTGGACCGCATAGCGTTGAAATGGGCCGGAGAATCCTTCGACTACTCCCTATGAATTTTTAGTGTCAACACTAAGGTAGGTAAGTATGGCGTTCTGGGGATTCGACTCCGATGTGTTCAGAGGAGAAGAGAACAACCACCGGCTCACTGTGACCAATGCGGTGGCGACGGGCATCGGTGTGGGTGGGTTCATCTATCGCTCCGGGGCGATGTTGTTTTCCGAGACCTACGCCACCATCCAGGAGGCGATGGACGACCTTGCGCGTCGGGCTCGTGAACACGATTTCGTTCTTCATATGCCACAGCCGGATCTGGGCGATCCGTTCTCTCCCGACGTCGAGGCATTCATCAGGGATGCCGTCGAGCGGGTGGAAACCGGGTATCGGCTCGATGACGCGGATACCGAAGCCATCCACGTCATCGTCGCCACCGCGCAGCAGTACGAGGACCTCCATCACGCTGTCATTCAGGAGAGCACATGACCTATACAGCACCGTTCGCAATCTGGGCATCGGCAAAATCTTTTTCTGAGGGTGAGGACCCTGTTCTTGAATCCGATGGGGCACGCAACGCCACCATTGCGCTCGCTCGTCAACACATCGTGGCAGGAGAAATTCCCGGCAGTGTGTTGATCTGCTCGACCGATCTCAAGACATCGAACCTCATCGAGCGGTGGGTGCCGATGGGATACGTCTCCGAGCGCAACTACGAGCCGATGTCGGCCAAGCAACGCCCTAAGTACATCAAGGCACGACTTCGGGCACTGACGCCCACCAACGGGCAGGCACCCGAGCCACCGGACATCCCGGAACCACTGCCACCCGATCCGCAGGAGTTCGTTCTCAACCTGGACCCCAAGGTTGCCATGCTGTTCCGTGACACCTTTACGCTCGTGGCCCAGGGTCATCGGGTGACGGTGCAGCTCCAGCTTCCGGAGACGATGCCACAGCAGCCCAACTAGGCGGTCTACCCTCGCAGATGCCCTGTTGCTCGACATAAAGAGCAGCAGACGTTGAGGGAGTTGTGTCGATGAAAAAGACTCTGAGCATCAAGTTCGGGCGTTCGGTCTCCTCGACGACGAGTCGACCGGACTCCTTGGAAGTTGTCGTCACCCCACTCAACAGCGCGAACAATCCCACGCTCAATGCCACCTACGTCGCGGAGAAGCAGGTCCAGAAGACCTTGTTGGCCAATGCGACCAACATCGTGACGTTCGATTTGACTCCCACCTACGAAGCTGGTCTCACCGAGCCGATCTTCTATCGTCTGGCGTGGCGCAAGAGTTTCCTTGGGCGCATTTCTGAGACCGACTTTTCGATGCCGGATCACGATGTCGACTTCGAAGATCTCGGAGACCTCGGAAATATTATTCAAGGAACCAACTATCTCCGCGAAGACGATCTCGGTGTGGCGGGGCGAGTGGCGCGCCTGGACAGCAACGGCAACCTCGTGGACGGCAACGGCAACATCGTCGGAGCGACAGTTCTGGACGGTGTTAATGTCCTGATCGCTCAGGAGATTCGAGATCGACAATCTGCCGATGCCGGTGTCAGCCGAGACCTCACGCTGCGCCTGGAGACGCAGATCAACTCGGTCCTGAACACCACGGCGGTCAATCTGGCGAGCGAGGTGCAGGGCCGCAATGCCTCTGTCGCCGCAGAGGCATTGGCTCGCTCTCTCGCGGACAACGTTCTCGGTGCCCAGGTCAATACACTTACGTCCACGACGGCGCAGCGTTTCACCGACACCAATGTCGTTCTCGCCGCACACACCTCGGCATTGGCGCTCAAGGCCGATCTGGTCAACGGCAAGGTAGCCACGTCACAGATTCCAGCGCTCGCCACCGGTACCGCCGTGGCCGTGGCCGACGAGGCGGCGATGCTCGCTCTGACCCCGACACAGGTACAGAACGGCGACCTTGCGGTGCGTCCCGAGGGTACCTGGATGCTGGTCGGGGCAGACCCCGCCGTGCTCGCGAACTGGATTCAGACTTCCAATCCTGCTGGTGGCGTGCAGATGGTCAACGGCCAAGTCGGGATCATCACGCTCTCTGCGGTGGATGTGGGAGCGCGAAGCGCCGACGTCGCCGTCCCCATGAACGATGTGAACGGTCTTACTGCCGCGTTGGCACTCAAGGCGACCACTACTGCCTTGGCGACGACGAACACCGGACTCGCGATTCAGACGGGGCGCATCGACGCGCTCACTACCAGCCTGACGACGTTGGACGGGGTGGCGGTAAAGCTCGTCGGGGGCGTCATTAACACCACTTATCTTGCTGCGGACGTGCCGCGCGTGGACATCAACAACCAGTTCCTCCGTAAGGATGGCACCGTCATTCCCATCGCGGGTGGTGGTGGCGGCGGTGACGTCACGATGGTCAACGGCAAGACCGGCAACGTGGTGCTTCAGCCCTCTGATATCGGCGCACGGTCGGCATCGGTGCCTGTTCCACAGGCTGACATCGACAACCTCGCTGCGACACTATCGCTCAAGACCGATGTCGCCACCACGCAAGCACTCGCCACTCGTGTTTCGCGTAACGAGGTGGACATCGCCGACCTTCAGGCTGGCGGCGGAGGGACGGGAGGCGTGTCGTCCAAGACGACGGTGTCGTGGGTGGCCGATGCGGGTACTGCTCCGCAGAACGTTCTCGTCAAGTCGCCGTTCGGTATCGCTGCGGGTTCTCCGTACTACGATCCCAACGGTGCACTGGAGGGTGAGGCGGCCTATCCCTACATCGATTCGAACGGTCATCTCACGCTGCGCCAGCTCGACCCACTGGCCACCCCGGAACCAGCTCCAGTCAATCCGACCGATTTCAACACTCTGACGGGCCGTGTCACGTCTTTGGAGACGGGCAGTGCAAAGCCTGCGGGAGGATGGCTCAAGGCCGACCTCGTCCAGGCGGTGCAGGACGATCTGACGTCGATCGAGGGCGCTACGTCTTCCTCTACGAACAACTCGATTGTGGTGCGCAACGCAGCAGGTACCTTTGCGGTGACGGAGCCTACTGCCACTGGACATCCCTCGACGAAGAATTACGTCGACACCGCGCTCGCCCTCAAGGCCACTACGGCGAGTGTGACTGCGCTGACGACCACAGTGAACGGCAAGGCACTCGCGAGCGATCTCACCACGCTCACCGGGCGCGTGACCAACGTCGAGAACACCATGCCCACCAAGGCCGACTTGGATGTGTCCAGTCACGTTCCCTTGGGGCAGATTCCGACCTTGCCGGGATCACAGGTCACCGGATTTTCTCTCAAGGCCGATCTGGACGGTGCGGGTGGCAAGTTGTTGCTCACTCAGGTGCCCACCGGCATTCCACAGGCTTCCATCTCGGGGCTCGTCGCTTCACTTACCGCCAAGGCCGACTTGGTGGGTGGATTGATACCGACTGCCCAGATTCCGGCGTTGGCGACGCAGGAGGTCTATCCGGTGGCCAACCGTGCGGCCATGCTGGCACTGAGTACGGCACAGGTGCAGCGCGGCGACATGTCGGTTATCACCAGTGGTGCAGACCAGGGTTCCTACATCCTCAACTCCTCGGACCCCAGCCAGTTCGCGAACTGGGTGCTGCTGCAAACTCCGGCTGGCTCGGTGCAGACGGTCAACGGTCAGTCCGGCACTGTGGTGCTGGGGGCCGCTGACGTGGGAGCGCGTCCGAGTGCTACCCCGATTCCCGAATCCGACATCACCAACCTGGTCACCGACCTGGCAGCGAAGTCGGCGACGACCTATGTCGACGCCCAGGTGGCGACTCGGACGACCCCGGCTGCTGTCTCGACGCAGATCGCGGCCCAGGGGCAGTCCAAGTTCGCCGCCGACGTAGTGGCGACAGGAGCGGTGACGCTCTCGGGTGCTCAAAGTATCGACGGTGCATTGCGTGGCGCGGGTATCAAGGCGCTGCTCACCGCGCAGGCATCCTCGGCACAGAACGGATTGTGGACCATCGCGGCGGGCGCGTGGACACGTGCGACCGATCAGGTGAGTGGGTCGACGTTCATGCCTGCCAGCCTCGTCATGATCAAGAGCGGTACGGCGAACTCGAACTCGATCTGGCAGCTCACCACTGTCACGTCAGGTTCGGTCGACACCAACGCGCAGGCATGGTCCAAGATCCTTCAGGGTGGTCCGCCTTCGGTGTACACACCGGGTAACGGCATCGACATCACCGGCAACGTCGTCAGTGTCAAGAATGGTCCCGGCTTGATCGCGGACGGCACCAACCTTCGCCTCGACACCACGGCGGTGATGCGCGGTATCGCCGTGGACGTTCCTGCCGGGTCGACCACTCCGACGATCACACACAACCTGAACACCTTGAACATCTGGGGGTTCGTGCGGGAGAAGTCCTCCGGCGACATTCAGTTGGTCGGCACCACGGCGGTGTCGGTGAACAGTGCGTCGATGGAGTTCGGTGCAGCTCCGGTGGACCAGCAATATTCGGCGATTATTTTTGGCTGGTGATGAGTTGTGTCAAGTTTAAAGTACATCGGTAAGGCCATCGACGTTGCTGCTGCTCTGTCGACGAAGTCCTACGTGGATTCCGTGCAAGCGACGTCGTTGTCGCAAGCGGCAGTGGACACTTCGGTCAATTCGCAGTTCGCCTCCTACGCGGTCAAGACCTATGTCGACTCTCAGGATGCGCTCAACGCTCTGACGAGTTACGTGGACAGCCAGGACAATCTTCGACTCAAGCTTGCGCAGAAGAACGTGGCGAACGGAGTTCCGGGGCTCGACGCGAACGGCAAAGTGTTGGCCAGCAAGCTCAACGTCGCGGTCACGCAGCGCAACAATCGAATGTTCTGGAGTCCCTCGTCCTACCCCGGTTCGAACATCGATGTTTTCAGCGGAACGACAGTCCTCTACACCTGTGCGGTCAGTGACCCAGGCTATTCGTACAAGATGCTGTGTTTCGCCAGTCACGAGGTGCACTCCGCCGATATTTCCACCTATCCCATTGTCGAGGTTCGGGTTGGCAGCTCCGGTGGACAATTGATTGCGCAGGGGTGGGGGCCAGCCGATGCGACTTACTGGACCGGTGTGAGCGTCGAACCGTTTGCCGTGAACACTCAGACGATCAAGACTGGCGCAACGACGCTCTATGTGACGCTGCATCAAGGCGGGAGCAATGGTCAGGTGACTGTCTCGACATACAAGCCGTATTTCTACGTGATGGCCATACCTAGCTAGGGAGGAAGATTTAAATATGTGTCCAGGTCTTTCTCTTGATCACGTTGTGAATGCATTGGTAGCTGACATCGAATGTTCGGCCAAGTTCGGCCTGAGTGATTCCTCCGGCGCTGTAGATGCGACGGATTTCGAGCACGTTCTCTTCGGTGAGCCTGGCATGAGGGTGGTCGATCCCTTTGCACATCAAACCGCGTTCGGTGGCCTCGGCGATATTTTCTCGGTGAGTCCCAAGGTGGAGGCATCGAGGGTGAACGCAGATTGGCCTATCACAGTGATGAAGAATGTAAAGACCTTGAGGGATGGGGCCGTGGTAAATGCGGTAAGAGGCTCTGATTGCTGTAACTACATGGTTTTCTGCCCAAAAATGTCCATATCCTTTGTCATTCGTTCCTCTTGTCCAGTCCCAGCATCCGTTTTCGGGGGGTTCACCGGGCATGAACCAAGCGAATGCTTCAGCCTCGGTCAGTCCCGAAGGTGCACGAAGTGTACCGGGGTTCATCGGGTCACCTCGGTAGTACCAGCGCTGATAGTGCATACCGCACCAGCTTCGGGCAAGGACCGGCTTGAGGCAATTTGGGATGGAGCACGTAGAATCAGTCATATCGACACTCACCTGTCGGTCGTGCCCCGGCCTGTTTCCGCAGGTGCGGGGCGTTCTACTCCCATAGTAGTCGTGAGAGGAGGGGTGAACCTTGTCCTCACTTAAGTACAAGGGGAGGCCAGCTGATACCGACTTCTCTATCCCCAGCAAGCAATTCGTAGACGACCGATTCGCCACGATCGGGGTCAACCAGGCCTATGTCGATGCTGCCGTGGCGGCGCAGACCGGAGTTCTCGCTCTCAAGACCTATGTGGACACTCAGGATGCCACCAAGGCTAGGAAAACTACGGTGGACACGGCGGACACCGGGTACATCCTGGCGACCGCACGCGGGGCCGCAAGCGGCATAGCATCCCTCGGCGCGGACAATCTGGTCCCGGCTGGGCAGGTGCCAACGTCTATACCCGACCGCTCCATAGTCGTTGTTCCTACCGGAACGCAATATCTCAGCGGTACGCAGGGAGTGTCCAGCACGACAGTGAAGACCTATCGCGCGGCCAGTCTGACCATTACTGATCCCGGTTGGCCGTATGTGATGTTCTCGTTCGCCACGGTGCGGGGGTTCGCTTCGGCGGCAGGCAATTGGGGTCAGGGTGTCATTCTCGACCCCTCGAACAACGGCTGGACGGGTGTAGGCGTTACCGGGGACAACACCAATATTCAGAGTTATCAGATCATGCCGTACGCAGCGGCTTCACAGGCGGCTTATGGATTGAGTGGCGGGAGGACACTGGAGTTGTGGCTTTCGCTGTACTCCGGGAGTGGAACCTTTTATTTCCAGAGCACAGGTTTCGTCTTTTATGCGCTACTACTGCCATCGCTGTAAGGGGAGGTGAGTAAGACGGGGAGTTTAAAATACGTCGGCAAGGCTCCAGCAGCCGCCAAAGACATGACCAATCGTCTAGCTATCGACGCGGCGTTCGCAGGAGGAACTCAGCGTTCCTATGTCGACAACAAAGTGGCAACCGTGGTGTCGACACTGTCGCGCAAGGATTACGTGGACGGACAGGACAACGCTTATGCCACCACTGCCTACTATCAGGCCGGGGATGCGCTGCTGATCCCGAATGCGCAGAAGGCAGCCGTCAACGGTGTCGCCAGTCTCGACTCCGGTTCCAAGATTCCCATTGCGCAGATTCCCGCATTCGGGGCGGGGAACATTCAGGGTCCGTACGGTACGACCTCTCGCACGACAGGCACAGCGAACCAGGGAAGTTCCTTCACCATCGCGAACTGGACTCTCGCAGCTCCCGGATTCTCCTGGCGACCGCTCGTCTTCGCCTCGGTGATCATCAGTGGGGCGGGTTCGACCAGGCCCTGTCTCGAAGCACGACTCAGCGGTACCCTCATCGGGTTCGGCTGGGGTAATGCCTACAACGGATACCAGGCGGTCTCGCTTCACCCAGCCCCGGATATCACATCTCAGTCGGGCAATCCTCCGACTTCGTATTCGGGGGCCAGTACCCCGAGTATCTCGTTGAACATCGTGGAACCGTTCAACAATTCGGGGATGTCGGTGACCTTCGGCGCTACCGGGTACCTGGTGACGGCGGTGGTGTATCTCGTGAAGATCGGTTGATGAAAAGGCTGAGGAGCTGAGAAATAAAATGGGTATCATTACGGAGTCAATTGAGGTGACTCCATCTTCTACTGCTGGCTGCGTCGTAACACGTCCACTTGTTGATCCCAAGTTCCTCGGCGATCTTTTTCACGGTTTCTCCGGCCTCTTTACGAGCACGTATCTGGAGGACGATGGATTCTGTCAAGACAGACCCTCCGTGACGTTCACCTATAGCGGATCGCTGATGTTCGACCATGTCTCTGGAGTTGTCGGCTTCGTAACCGATGTCCAGATGTTCTGGGTTGCAGCACGGTGGGTTGTCGCATACACGATGGCGAACCAACATCCCCTCGGGGATCTCTGCTTCGTGATGAAGCTCCCAAGCCATACGGTGAGCGATGATCCGTTGTCTTCGGTAACTGAAGAATCCGTATCCCTCGGATTGGGAGCCAGTCCAGAGCCAACATTCGTTGGGGGCACCTACTCGAACCCGACTCCAGAATCTTTCTTCACGAGTCATGGTGGTCGGAACATATGCCGGGGGTCTTGGAACCTCAGGCTTTCCGTCTCGGAGCCATCTCTGATAGCAGGAACGACACATGCCGTTAACGATGGTGGTGTCTCTCCGATTGCATTCGAAGATGACGCAGGAAACAGGATCGGACAGAATCACAAACTACATTGTATAGGACAACCCCAATGGGTATCGTGACGGAAAATGGATGGCCTCAAGTTGATGCCGATCAGCTTGACAGGGGTTTGATTCCTGGGACTACCGCTGTCTGTGAAACTCTCGAAGGAGATGTCAACACAATCCTTAAGGGGTTCGCAGCCTGGTATCACAGGAACGTGGCACCGATAGATATCGGTCCAAGAGATGAGTGGAGCTGGAGTCGGACGAACGATGTCTGGAACTCCAACCACCTCTCCGGCACCGCGATGGACATCAATTCCAGCCAGTGGCCCTGGCAGGAATACACCATGCCGCAGTGGATGATCGACAAGATTCGCGTCGGACTGGGACTGTTCGAGGGCACGGTTTTCTGGGGTCGGGACTGGGACCGTCCCGACGAGATGCACTTCCAGATTCAGGGCAACGCGGAACAGATTGCTCCGTTCGCCGCGAAGCTACAGGGTGGTTACCTCAACATCTGGGCGGCACCGGACCCCAACGACTTTCCGCTACCGCTCGGTTATTACTACGGACCGCAGGACGGTCCCGACGAGTCCGTCTCGGGTGAGTGGAGCGGCGATTCGCAAGCGGCCAAGGACGGCTTGGGTCGCTGGCAGGAGGCTCTCGGTCTTCCGGTCACGAAGAAGTGGAACGACGGTGCCACCTCGAAGGCCGCGACCCTGCTTCAGCTCGACAAGGGCTGGGCACCGCACGGTCACGTCGGATCGTGGGAATGGGACGCCGTCATCAAGGACGGTTGGCGACTCAAGGCCCCGCTCTCCGTCATCTCGGACCCCGAGCCGGTCGTGGTCAAGTGGGGCGACTACAGCCAGTATCAGGACGCCTTCCTGGACGACTCCTACCCCTATCCGGTCATCGCCTTCCGGCTGTCCATCGGTGACACTGTGGATGAGCACGCCGTCGAACAGATGCAGAAGGCGCGCGATGCCGTAGCGAGCGGGAAGCTCCAGAAGGTCATCGGCTATCACTTCTTCGTTCCGGGAGTCGACAACCTCGGCACGTTCACCGGGGTCATCACGCAAACAGGTGGGGTGTTCGCCGAATTGTGCGCGATGGTCGACGTCGAGGACGGCGGGGCCAAGTGGGGTATCTCCGGCGATCAGAGCGCGGAGGTCAACGAGCTGATCTCGAAGATCAACGATTATTTCAAGAATCCACAGGCCACAGCGGGGTATCTCAACTTCAACTCCAACGCGGAGTTGTGGCAAACAAGGCCCAACGGCATCAAGCTCGTCGTTCCTGCCTACAACGGGGCCGACAACGAGCCCTACAGCCCGGACCCACTCTTCGTGCACCAATACACCGACTCCGAGGACACTCCGCCGTTCGGTCCTACCGACATGAACATCTCCAAGATGCCGCTGCACTCGTGGTTGTCGGCCTGGGGTGTCAACGAGGGAGCGCCGAGCCTGGCTCCGCGCGCCTCGGAAGCGGTGATACCCCCAGCGGTGATATCTTCGGTGTCCGTCACTGAAGACGACTTGGTTGATCTCATCGCGAGGCAATTCGATGCCTAAGATCAGAAACCTGAACCCTCTACCCGAGCTTCCCCGACCAATCGGTGGAACGGATCTTGCCATTCCCTTTCGGGCGTTCGGTGTCGTGGGGCTGTGCTACGGCGACAGCTTCGGAAAGAACGGCAACTCTCTCGTTCCTCAAGTGGGAGGCGATGATTGGCGCTCTCCGATTATCGTATGGACAGAGTCTTCGTCCGATCTCGGCAAGCCCATTGTCGTCACTGGTGCCGTGAGAGATGGCGCGCAGCTCTGGGATTATCCCCACGACAATGATCAATTCAGTACGGTGCTCCCTACCGATGTGATCGAGATCGACGGGTCGCTCTACATCTGGGTCATGGTCACCAAGGGACTTGGCCACGAGCAATGGTGTGAGCTGGCGCGCTCCGATGATCATGGGATCACTTGGAACAACAAAGGCATACGGTGGTCGACGTCGGATTTCGGCTCCAAGCGCGTCATGGTCACCTTCGACCGCAAGCCCGGTTCGAACATCGTGGACATCTTTTCTACGGGTGGACTCGCGAGGGACAAGGGGATGCTTCGGTGGCGTTGTCACAAGGATTCCCTCCAGGACCCCGCCGCGTGGGATGGGTGGGGTTGGGATGGTCAGACCTGGGATTGGGGTCGTCCCCCGAGCGAGATTCTGCCGGGGTGGAAGTTCGGCGAGATCGGTTTCCGCTGGATTCAAGGCAATGCTGTGCTCTCGGGGTTCGATGCCGGTAACTATTCGATTTTCGTCAAGGTCGGCGAGAGCACCGATGTCAATTGGACCAAGATCACGACATACCGTCCCATCACTGGTCTTCCGCGTGGTGTCGATACGGTGTCCCGGCTCTACGGTGGATATGTACACCCGAACTCGAAGTTCGACGGCACATTCGCGGTGATCGTCTCGGAATGGGCTTCCTCTGGTAACCCATACCGAGCCATGCAGTTTCAGGTCTTCGGCATCAAGGCCGCAGGTCCGATTGTGGAGGACATACCAAGCGTGAGTGTCGACTCGGCTGCACTATCGAACGAAGGAATTGACATGTCCGCAGAAGAAGCCCTACAGAAGATCGCTCAAGAGCTGTCGGCGTCGGGGGACGTCAAGCTCACTTTGGCAAATGGGCGCAACGTATCTCTCCGTCAAGCGTTGGCAGAGATCCTATGGAAGTGCAACGCCCGATTGGCCGTATCTGGTGACGTCAATATCAAGCGTCCGGTGGCCGCGACCGAAGGTGATGATCAGTTCGGTCATGTGTTGTCTGCGCGCGGAGAACTGAATATCTTGATTGCGTTGCAACGCAAAGCATCCGAGCTGGGTCGACTTCTCACCGTCGCTGAACACGACGCCGTCGTCACGGCGATGACGAAATGAGTATGGGCGAAGGGCAGCAGGGCAACGTTCCCGTTCCTCCTGCGGCTGTGTCTCCTGTCGGTGCACAGGCTGACTTCCTCGACACCGTGCGCAAGGAGGCAGCAGCAGCCGCAGAGGCGGCGTGGAAGCAGAATCAGGCGGCGTTCCAGGAGCAGATCGTCAATTATGCACAGCAGGCCGCGATGGGGGCGGTGTTGGGCAAGGGTGTCCCGAATGCCATCCCTACAGTCACCGGGAGGACGATCACCGGAAAGGATCTCAAGATCGCCTCTGCCAAGAATCGCAGTTTTCGCACATTCGTTCAGGGGTTGGGTATCGACCTAGGGTTCGCATTGGTCACTCTGCTGGGGCTGGCCTTCATGAACTTCGACTTCTTTTCCAAGACGGCATGGGTCACATTGGCCGCGCTGGTGGTCAAGACCGTTATCCAGACTGCCGTGTCGTATGTAGCTCGAATGAAAATTACGCCGACGTACGACCTCGAACCCGAGGGAGTGGGCGTGCAGGAGACAGTCGTCTCCGGTTCCAAGGTCTAGTCTCTCGATATGCGTGCCAATGGCCAGAAGGATCTGCTGACTGACCTGAAATTCGACCCTGTGCAGGCGTTTCGGAGTGGTTTGGACCCGAAACCCCAGTGGGATTCGATCATTGAGTTCGCTACGCACCGATCTTTCTGTGGTCTGCGGCTCTATCCCCGGCAGATCACGCTGCTGCGTCTGATTTACCTCGAAACCGAGACGATGACGGCCTACGACCTCGACGTGATCGAGCAATGGCGAGAGGGTTTCCTGAATCACGACTCTCCCGAGGGCGTGCAGACCGACATCTGGGACCGGATTCAGTACCTCAAGGAGCGCGGATACCGGCATTTCCCGCATATCGAGGCGATTATCGGGCGACGTGGGTCCAAGGGCAAGATCGGGGGCGTTCTCGGTGCTGAAAAGATGGCATATCTCTACAGTCTGGACGATTGGCAGAGCCATTACGGAGTGAGCCCCGGCAAGGACGGTTTCCTGTCGGTGGTGGCGGTCAACTCCATCCAGGCCAAGAAGTTTCAGTTCGCGGATATTCGCGAAACGGTCGAGAACTGCAAATATCTTCAGTCCGCCATTGCCACATCGAACGGCTACGAGGTGGCCTTGCGCACGCCTGCTGATCTGAGGCGAATCGCGTACTTGCACAAGAACAAAATCCCTATCGAGCACCAAATTGCTTCGCTGCACGCGACGGCGATGTCGTCGAACTCCGCCTCCGGTCGTGGTGCGACGGGATTTGCGAACATCTACGACGAGTTCGCCCACATGATCACCAACACCGGAAGCCAGCGGTCGAGCGAGGAAATCTACGAGGCCTATCAGCCCTCCCTCGACCAGTTCGGCAAGGACTCGCTGACTTACATCCCTTCTTCGCCCTTCTGTCTCAGTCCGGAAACTCCGGTGCTTACCGACGATCTGCGCTGGGTACCAGTTGGATCGTTGCAGGTGGGAGACAAGCTGGTCGGCTTCGACGAAGACGCACCAAGCCGAGGTGTAGGCCGACGATGGCAGCAGGCAGAGGTCACCGAAACCTCGGTGATTCGCGCACCCCGCTACACGATCACGATGTCGAGCGGGCGGCAGATCACCTCGACCAGCGAGCATCGCTGGCTTACGTCGTGGGCATCGCAGAAGTCGCGCTGGGATTGGCGTAAGACCTCCGAGCTAAAGCCAGGCGACCGCATCAAGTCGATTGGTGTCGATCCGTGGGGCACCGACAACACCCGAGAGGGCGGCTACCTCGCTGGCATTTTCGACGGCGAGGGGCACCTGTCCGGTCAGGTCGGACGCAACATGACGCTGGGCTTCACGCAGAATCGCGGACCAGTGCGAGAGCGCGTCTACGACCTGTTAACCGAGCGCGGCTACAAGGTGCAGGACTACACAGGCGAGTCGTCGCGCATCAGCAAAATGCGAATCGGCGGCTCCGTAGGCGACGTGATGCGCTTCCTCGGCTCGGTTCGCCCCGAGCGTTTGCTGCCGAAGTTCGGCGACATGTTCTATGGCTCGCGCATCTACGGACCAGCCAGTCAGGCAGTCGAGACTGTGGTTTCCGTCGAATACAAGGACGAGGGCGACGTGATTGCACTCGGTACCTCGACGGCCACTCTGGTAGCCGATGGCTTGCTCAGCCATAACACTCAGGTCGGACATTTCTTTTCCCTCTACAAGGAGGGGAAGGTGCTGATGAGCACCTTCGACAAGGAGACCGGAGAGACGCGGCTGGAGGAGAAGACCGCCAGGGAGCTAGGGCACAGTGACGGGGATGCGGAGCGCAAGGTCGTTGAACTTGCTGCCAACCCCGAGATGCTGGTTGTTCAGTTGCCGAGTTGGGGGCTCTACGAGGATTGGCGCAAGTCGCCCACACTTGGTGGGCCTCTGTTCAAGCGCCCCATTCAGGCCTACGACGAGCGCATGATGCGGCTTGAGCGCAGCAACCCGCAGAAGTTCAACGTCGAGCGTCGCAGTCAGTTCGCTTCCGTGGTCGATGCGTTCATGGACCCGCGCAAGGTCGAGGCGATGTTCGATCCGGTGCCCTGGCGAGAGAAGCTGGTTCCCCAAGATCGCGGACGTGTCGACCGTCGCTACTACGTTCACATCGACCCTGGTCTCACCAACGCCAACTTCGCGCTGGCCATCGCTCACTTGGAGTACGCGCCCGTCGACGATTACGGCGACGTGTGGCCACACGTCATTATCGACTTCCTCAAAGTGTGGAAGCCTGGGGACTACGAGGACCACACCATCGACTACGTTCAGGTGCAGCGCGAGGTCGCTGCGACTCTGCGTAAGTTCCCCTCCACTCACATTTTCTCCGCAGACCAGTGGAACAGCGCCGGAATGCTGGCGGCGCTACGCGAGGAGTTCGGTGCGTCTATCCAGATCAAGGAAGAGACGTTCACCGACATCTACAACCAGGAGCGCATGGACCGCATGAAGTCGGCCATCAACCTGGGTTGGGTGCACAGCTACCGCGACAACTTCTACGGTGACGGTGATTGCCTGTTGGAGTTGGAAATGAAGTTTCTTCAGAAAAAGGGCAAGAAGGTCGACAAGCAAGAGTTCGGGCCTGTGACGACCAAAGACCTCTTCGACGCGGTGAACGTCGTAACAGATCGAATGCTCAAGGACGACTTGGACCGCTGGCAGGCGAAGATGCTGGGCACTGTATCGACGGCCATCGGCAGTTCCAACGTCGCCGGGATTCGCAGTGGGCGGGATCTGGATCGGCTCAATGCACTCAAGTCCGGGGCTCGAAGACTGCAAGGTCCTATGACTGCTCGGGAGAAGCTGCGTGAACAGACTCGGCAGCGCTCCACCACACACGGCATCGGCGTAGGAGGGGGCACGTCGCGCCTGCGGGGGATCAGGGGGTAGTCATGGCCTAGTTCGGATGATGATGTTCGGTGACATTTCCCAATTTTCTTTCCAGTATGTTCAGGCGTTGTAGAAGTCTTTCGGTTTTTCCGTTCCCGACCTGAGCGATAATGTCGCGCAGGGTGGGTAACAGATCTTGTAGGGCAGTGCTGCTCTGTTGCAATAGACGCGAGGTCGCAAGCAACTGCTGGCGTGTCTTGGTCAGTTCGGACTCGGTCGCCTCCAGTCTGCCTTCGGTCTGGGTCAGGCGTTTGTCCTGTCCAGTAGCCTGCTTTTCATATAATTCGATCATGGTGGAGGTGGCATTGGCGATCACTTCTGATGCCTCGGCCCTGATTGTCTTCTGTTCGTCTTTGATTTTGTTCTTGTTCAGAACACCGAGCACGAGCGCAGAGAAACCACCGCTCCCGAACACAGCAACGACGACGGCGATTATTACTTGGGCGGAGTCCATGAACTACTCCCCCTTTCCGTCTTCGGTTATTTCGATCTCTGGCATTTCGCCGGTCTTGGCCTCTTCCGTGACCATCTGACTTCTCTCCTTGGCCTGTTCGACCAGTTGACGCTCTACCTCTTCGGCCAACTTCTGCTCACGTTTTTTTCTTGTGGGCCATAGCTCACGCACAATACGGTAGCTCCGTCTGAGCATGATGGCACCGATCAGAAACAGGATTGGTACCGTGAGCGATCCAGCGATCTGGGCAGGGGAAAGGATGATTGCCGTGGCATAGGAGAACAGTAATCCCGCCAGCGTGAGCTGCCCGGACAGCTCCAGCATCATTCCCCACTCGTCGTCTGGGATGAGTGTCCCGATGAGAATCACCGCCGATGCGATGACCAGACTCCAGGCCCAAATGGTCTGAAACAGCGGCCCTGTCGTTGCAGCCAGGGTGGGTGGGACGACACCGTAATAGAGCTGCCCGATACCGGACAGAAAGAACAGGGCGATGAACCCGACTTGCCATTCGTTTCGTGCCGCCTTGTGCACAAGGTTCGTTGTGCTAATGGTCATGTCGCTACTCCGGTTCTCGGTGGCTGTGTTCGGGAACTGGGGCCGAAGGGACAGTGAACGGCACGATGGATAACGTGGTGAGCAATGTGGCCTTGACCGCGACGGTGCGGTAGTTCATGGGATCCATCATGCGCCCTCCGCGTGGACGCTAGACTTCGGATAGTGTTAACACACTTTCCACCTCCACCAACCTGAGGAGGTTGTTCCAGGTGCATCATCGTTTTCTCGACTCGCCCAGTGCCCAGCTCGAAGAAAATATCGTCATCCCTCTCGACGAGCAGAAACAGGCCTCCAGGATTGTCGCGGACAAGGTGGCGGTAGTTGTCGACGGACGGGTGAGCAACCCTCAAGAGGTGCTCGGAATACTTCAGATGCTGGGGCTTGCCCCTTCCGATTTCACGTAAGGAAATCCTTTGACGATCAACGCCGATTACGAAGAGCTGCTCGATGAGATACTCACTCACGGTTCGAGCAAGGGTGATCGCACCGGAACCGGAACTTTCTCGTTGTTTGCGCGACAGCTCCGCTACGACCTTTCCAAGGGATTTCCCCTGATTACCACCAAGAAAATTTTTACGAAGGCAGTCGTTCACGAGCTGATTTGGTTCTTGTCCGGGGCGACGAATATTAAATATCTCATCGACAACGATGTTCACATCTGGGACGACTGGGCTGACAATGACGGTGAGCTGGGTCCGGTCTATGGATATCAGTGGCGGCACTGGGGTCAGGATGACATGGACTGGGAGGGAATCGACCAGATCGCTGCGCTCATCGAGGGCATTCGCAAGGACCCCGAAGGTCGACGGCACATCGTCACGGCGTGGAATCCCAGCGATCTCTCCCAACAGGCACTTCCGCCGTGCCATTACGCCTTCCAGTGCTACGTCGCGGACGGCAAGCTGAGTCTGATCATCAATCAGCGCTCGTGTGACATGTTCCTAGGCGTGCCGTTCAACATCGCCAGCTATGCCCTGCTCACGCACATGATCGCAGCGCAGACCGATCTGGAGGTCGGGGAGTTTGTGTGGAGCGGAGCGGACTGTCACATCTACCTGAATCATGTCGCACAGGTGGAGCAGCAGCTCTCGCGCGTGCCCTACCCCTTCCCGACACTGAAGCTAGCGAAGCGAGACAGCATCTTCGACTATCGCTACGAGGACATCGTGATCGAGGACTACACGTGCCACCCGGCCATTCGCGCAGAGGTCGCAGTGTAAGAAGCCTGAGGAGGCAACGACATGACGACGATATTGTCCATAGACCCAGGCAACACTGAGAGCGGGTGGGCGTTGATCGACGCCAATACTCGGGGGGCGCTCCAGTTCGGCAAGTCCAGCAACAACGACCTGCGTACGTGGTTGCTCGACGGAGAACTGAAGGCCGATTTCTGCGCTATCGAAATGGTGGCGTCCTACGGCATGGCGGTCGGCAAGGACGTGTTCGAGACCTGTGTGTGGATCGGTCGGTTTCTCGAATGCGTAGAAGGATGTGTGGAAGGGGGAACGCGGCTCGTCTATCGTCGCCCGGTCAAGATGCACTTCTGCCACAGTGCCAAGGCCAAGGACTCCAACGTCACTCAGGCCCTGGTAGATCGGTTCGCTCCAGGTCAGCCCAATCACGGCAAGGGGACGAAGGTTGCGCCGGGATGGTTCCACGGCTTCAGGTCCGACGTCTGGCAAAGTTATGCATTGGCTGTCTACATGGCTGACTTGCTTGAGGAGCGCAACGGAGATCCCATCGCATGAATCCGCTCTGGAGCTACGTCCTGACAGGCATCGGGGTCACCGGGCTGTACGCCGTGACGAACAAGAAGTGGTGGGGTTTCGCTATCGGTCTGTTCGTTCAGCTCCTGTGGGTTGCGTACGCCGTCACGACGCGGCAGCACGGTTTCATCGGTTCTGCCTGTGTCTATGGGTACGTCAACTATCTCGGATGGAAGAGGTTCCGCCGAGCCGACAAGGAGCACGTCGGTGTCGCCGAGACCAGGGCCGCGTAGGCCCCTGTTCGCCGCTCGGGTGGATGCCGAGGATGTGACATGGGCTGAACAGCAGGCGAGGAAAGAGGGCATTCCCTACGCTGACTTCGTACGACGGGTGGTGAGTTTCTCGCGAATGAACATGCCGCTCGGATGGGAGAAGCCCGACGAGAACGATCATTGCCCCGCTGATCCTTCCTGACGCAATAGGTAGAGGACGAGGAGGTTTTCGAATGATCTACATTCGCCTCTACGGTGGCCAGCAAGATGGTCTGTGTTTGCCGACCAACCATGCACCAGATGTCGTGTGGGTCTCCACTATCGAAGAGGAACGTCGACAGGCCGCGCTGCGTGAACAGGGCATCGAACCAGAGCCCCTGATTGGCGTGGAAAACGCCAGATCCACTTTGCTCCCCTACACCAAGTATCGGTGTCTACTGGACACCATGGGCAACACTATTTTCGACTACGAGTTCTCGGAGGCGTTGCTGCTCTATCAGGACGAGGAGTCGTCCTCGTGACCTCTACTGGTAATCGGCACTTCCGCCGTACCAATAGATAGAAGGAAGTGTTAACAGGAGAGGAGAGGCCGGTGTTCACCTCCAGGCAGGAAGTTACCGCTCGTGAGGTCGGGTCGGCTCATGCTCAGTTGGTTGCGCTTCTCGCGGCGCGTGATCAGTGGTACGACGGAACCATCGCCTCCGTCGACAATCGGATGTCTGCTCTCGCTCGCGCCTTGCCCCTGGTCAGGCGCGTTTCGATGCAGGATCACGAGATGCTGGCCGAGGCTGAGAAGCTTCGTGTCGAGCACTCCACGTTGATGGCGTTCAAGCGCGAAATGCTGAACCCGTCTCCACCTACCCGTAATTTTCCGCGTAAGTCTTCGGTCGGCAATCTCACGCCGTGGGGCCGTCGTTTCATCGCCACGGAGATGCGACAGTTCCTCGCCGACAACGTCGACGCGGTAGGTGATCCCGATGAGTTGGATACTCGCGCCCAGGATCACGCGGAGATCGCTACCATGCAGCTACCCGTCACCGAAGCACGGAGCGTGGTCGCGCACTTTCGCATGGCGGTGAACTGGAATGTGCGCAACACTTCGCGCCCGGTGCCCCGCCAGGCGGCGGTCGTGAATACCGACTTTCCGGACGATGCGCTGTTCGACTGAGAAAATAAATCGAGGGAAGAGAAGAGGGTAGATTCGATTCCCTGGTACTCATTGAGGGATCGAGGTGGTCCCAGTGTCGTCTGGTAGCGGTGGGGAAACCGCAGACAGTCCTTCTGCTTGGACACCCGACTTGCTGTACCTGTATTTCATCGGACGCCTCAACGCGGTCGAGGAGATTGCGCATACTCAGGTTGCGGCGTCCGAGAAGCTCACTGCGCACGAGTTGCTGGCGTTGTCCTCCAAGCTGGACGAACGGTATCAGACGCAAACCAAGGCCCTCGACGCGGCATTCGTGGCTCAGCAGTTGGCCATGACGACGGCGTTCACTGCTGCTGACAAAGCGGTAGCAGCCGCACTGGCTGCGCAGGAAAAGGCCGTCGACAAAGCGAATATCGCCAACGAAAAAAGATTTGAGAGCGTGAACGAATTCAGGGCTCAACTCAACGATATGGTGAATACGTTGATGCCACGCCAGGAGGCAGAGAGCCGATTCCTGGCCATTATCGAGAAATTGGAAATGGCGAACACGGCCATCAGCAACATGGTCCCTCGAACGGAGATGAATGCACGGCTGGGGGCACTGATCGAGAAACTGGACCTCGTGATCACTCGTTCGGGTGTCACGGAACGGGCGATGTCCTCTCGGCTCGACATGTCCCAGGGACAGAGCGCAGGAATGCGTGATTTCTGGGGCTGGATCGTTGGCGGTATCGGTGTGCTCGGTGGCATCGTTGCGCTGTACTTCACACTGAAGGGGTGAGGTAATCGCGATGCCGTTGTTCTTCGGGCGAAGTCGGCGTAGTGCCGATGCAGATGCCGAAATGCTACGAGATACCCGCGAGGCGCTCAGTGATCTTCGGGGGCTGTTGGACACTTTGAAGATCGAAGCCGCCGCAGAGCAATATCGCAACGACCCCGGCTCGAAGGAGTATTACCTGTGAACGCAAAAGATTCCATCGACAGACCTTCGTTGGTCGAGGCGGTCGACAGACTGGAAGGGGCGATCACCAAGCTGGCCACCCGCTCCGACGTGCAAGAGGAATCGCTTCGACGTAATCGCAACGTGCTTCGTGTCGCGATCGTCGGATTGGCCCTCGACCTGCTCTTGACGATTTTCGGTGGCTATCTGTTCAACGAGATCCGTGGCAACACGACCGATATCGAGACGGTGCAGACACGAACGTCGGTGCAGGTGTTGTGTCCGTTGTATCAGGTGTTTCTCAATTCGATCAAGGCGAATCCACACCCACCTGGTCTGACGCCGGAGCAGCAGAAGGACCGCGACGATGCGACGATCACCATCCAGGAGGGGTACGACATCCTCCAGTGCACTACCATTCCGCACTAGTTTCGACCTCGGCACGGAACGCAATAGATAGGCGGATGTTCAGCCGGATCGTTCGACAGTGGAAGGCATAGCGACATGTCCTACGGAGTTGCGGGGAAGATGTCAGATTTATTTTATGCTGCTGTACGTTCGGATGAGTTCCGGGAAGCGTGCCGTCAGCGAATGTTGGGCTCGGTGCAATCGGAAGCAACTTGCTCCAGGCGCTCGGTCGCGATGACGGGTGTGGGGGCTGGTACCCGTTCCGATAACCAGACGCCTGCGACTGGTTCATACGTCGTGCGCACGAGCGGCTATCGAATGCTCACGCAACAAGAAGGTCATCCGCTGGCCAGTAAGAGCGGTTGTGTGTATGAGCACCGCAAGGTTCTCTACGAGCGAATTGGGCCAGGCCCTCATCCATGTCACTGGTGTAGCAGGCTATTGGAGTGGGGCGGAGTCAAGGGAATCATTTCCGACCACTTGAACGACGACAAGCTGGACAACAGATCTGAGAATCTGGTACCTGCCTGTAACAGATGCAACGTGAGGCGCTCCCTCGGATTGCCAATCATCGTGATGGAGAGGGAAGTTCATGCCTGATTACGGAATTTTCGAGGCAGCCAGCTCGGACGGTTTGGAGCAGCACAACAGTCGTCGGCAGGCGGAACGCGCCCTGGACGAGGCCGTCTTCGCGGCGCGGGAGCAGTTCGGATCGTTTTTGGGTGCGGCGACGAACAAGCAGGATTTCGAGGACCGACTGGCGCTGGTCAAGCCGGAGTTGATGAGTACGGTCGAGGCGCACCTCCTGCCGGTGACCGGAGTGATGCGGCGCGTGTCGCGGGCGCTGAGGCCGGATTTTCGTAGCAAGCAGGCTGCTGATTATGACGAAGACTGGGACACTTCGAGTCCTGATTCTCGTGAACCCGATGACGAGGTAGAAGATCCGCGCGGCGATGACTACATGCCGAACTATCAGCGTGATGGGTCTCGCCGCAAGCAGGCCGACGACCGGGGCACCGATTCCGACACCGGAGCAATTCCTGCACCCGACGATATGAGTGCCGATCCCGCAGCGGGCGGCGGAGACCCCACGCCTGGTGCAGACGATGGTTCTGCTGATGTGCAGCAGTCAGTGGCGCGCCACAGGGAATCTGGTGCCGTGGACGACGCTCCCGAGTTGATTCCGAAGGGCGACTTCGATTCGTACCTCGACGACGTATCCGATCCCGATGTCGAGAAGATCAAGACTCGCAACTTCGAGCCTGCCGATGTGCCACCACTCAAGGCTGGTAGGGAGAAGACCGCTGTCGACGCCGAGGGCTTGGATGACGCCACGCTGCTGCGGATGTGGCAGGCCATGCAGGACCTGTTCGGCACCGGAGCCATTCCCGACAGCTCGGTGGGCGATGCAGCAGCAGTGGGCGCGGAGATGACTAGGCGTGGTCTTGCGTCGAAGAAGTCCGAGTCTCGCCGCAAGCAGGCCGGTGACGATGATGTCTTTATCACACCGGAGAGTGTCGTCGAGGACTTCAAGGGTTGGCTCGAAGGGCGATCAGCAGATTACGATACGTACGACGAGTGGATGGACACCTATGAATACGCCGATCAGGTAGGCGAATCCGAGGATCGTGCCATTGTCGATTACATCGACCGCACTGCATCGCGCAAGACGGCTGGCTTCCAGGAATGGTGCGAAGAGAACGATGTCGATCCAGAGGCCTCGGGCTCTTACGACCAGTACGCAATTTCACAGCAGAAATCTTCCAACAAGAAAATCGCTTCTGGCTTCTCTCCCGAGGAGTTGGATGAGATGAAGGGCTGGGCGTACAGCTTCGGGTTCGTCTCGGACTCGATGATCGACAATCTTTCAGCCGAGGACACCATCGCCATCATCAAGCGTGATTACCCCGGTGGATTGATTGCATGGCAACAGGATGCGAGCACATCCGATGCCGATCTTCCATCGGAGCCGAATGCTGAGCCGAACGACTTGGGTGCTGATTCAGGAGTCCCTGCGGGGGTTCCTTCTGGGGCATTCTGATGTCTCTGCATTGGAACACCGATATCGTCCGGCACTCCCTGTTACGGTCGGCGAATCTTCCTGGCGGTATCGAGCGACTGGGAATTTCCTACGAAGGTCGTGAATTGGCGAAGTTGGTCAGTCGATTCAAAGTCTGGTGCGGGCGAAACGGCATCGACTTCACCACAGTGCGTGAAGACCGGGACGAGACAGTCGTGTATCGCTATTTTGCAGACGCTGATCTCGATGTGCAGGACGAGCGCGCGATGGAGGAGTGGATCAACGATCCTGAGTACCCCATCACGAGTATGCGCAAGGGTGCGCCCTTCGCGGATTACGCTGACTTCGATGCGTGCGTCGCTGCCAACCAGGACAAAGATTCGCCCGAGGCATATTGCGGGACCATCCAGCGGAATGTTGAGGGTGCCGGTATCTCCTCTCGCAAGCGCACCGCCTCGATGTGGGATGAGATGGACGCTTCAGCTCCGCGTCATGTCGTAGCGGGCTGGGATTGGGACGAACGGCTCTCGGGTTACGTGACCGATGCCACCTCTGCTCACTTTGCGTGTCTCTGCGGGGCTAATGTCGAAGCGCCTGGCTATAACACCTGCGTCTGTGGGAAGGTGTGGAATAGCTATCCCATTCAAGCCAACGGCACGACGAAGGTCATTTGCCGGGAGATTCCCGTTCGCGACCTCTTGCTCGCCTCTAGGAGTTCGCCATGATCTACGGAATCCCCTTCTCGGATATTATTTCTGGTGGGAAGGCAGTGCTCACCTTGCTCGACATCGCCTATCGGGTTGCTCATTCCTTCGGCATAGTCTGAACGCTATGAGCGAGGTGTGCTGGTGTGGCCACAGACGTGCGGTGATGTATCAGGACTCGATCACTCAGCGCGGTTACTGCACCGTCTGCGCGGCTTCGGAGATCACGTCCACCCAGAACGTTCACCTGCAATTTCTCAGTGACCTCATGCAATACGAGGTCGGTGAGCGCGTCGAGTGCTGGACGATGGGTGAGTTCTACGAGGGCTTCGGTGAGGTAAAAGAAATCTCGACCGAACTGAGGGACGGCGGGACGCCGGTACATCCCGCCTATCTCGTTCAGATAGACGACCGAGAGGGACCGTTGTGGTTCACTCCTATCTGTCTCAAGAGAGCGAGGAGTGAGGTCAATGGCTGAGACCGTGCGCCAGATTGCCCCCTATCCCTATCCCTTGGCCGATCTCATCGCACAACTGACCTACAAGCGGAACTGGACCTTCGCGCTGGATGACATGGACCGTGGACAGGGCAGCAGAGGTTTGACACTCAATGTGCTGATCTACACTCCTGACAGCTATCACCCAGATCAGACACGTGGGGTACGGCACTTCTTCATCGTCCCGGCAGCCGCGTACGACATTCGCTCTTGGCGTCGGTGGTTGTTCGATCGCATCTTGGACATCGAGACGCACGAGGCGATGGAGTTCTTCAAGCTGGACGGTGTGCGCGCTTATGCGCCTTCACACGGTCCGGGAAATGATCCCTACTTGATTCGAGAAGTGGGCACCGACGAGGACGTGCGAACGTCGTTCCGTGGCGAGCTGAAGGATGAGACGGTTGGCTGACATCCAGATCACCGACAAGCGCGGACACCGTGGAGACGTCAGTCTGTCAAAGACCGTCGCGAACCTGCGGGCACGTGGGTTCTCTCTTCCCAATTCCCCGCCGATGGCGCGTCAGGCCGCCTCCGATGTAAAGACGGCGGTGGCCAATCGCACGCTGACGGATTCCATGCGTCACACCGGCTCCAATGTGCAGATGGCGTTGCCCAAGGTGCGCGAGCCGATGTCCAGCTTCAAGGACAAGGGCATCCCCTTCGATACGACCAAACCCAAGGAGTTGCGCGAAATTCGCAAGTGGGCGCGGCTGTTCTATTCGACTCACGACCTCATTCCACTGATGATCGACATCTACTCCAAGTTTCCTCTGGTCGGCATGGAGTTCACCAGCAAGGACCCCAAGATCAAAGAGTTCTACGAGTCGATGTACTTGGACAACTTGGATTACGACACGTTCCTTCAGGATGTGGGGCGTGAGTATTTTATCTCCGGCGAGGTCAACACGTTGGGGCACTTCGACGAGACGCTGGGTATCTGGAGCGCCGAGGAGGTGCTCAATCCCGACACCATCTCCGTCAGCAAGTCGATGTTCGTGCAGCGCGAGCGGGTGCAGTTGCTCGTCAAGGATCTGGTCGAGGTATTGCGCTCCGGGACGGAGACGGGAGGGGAGGACGGGCCCACGCGCTCCGAGCAACTGGAAAAGCGTTGGGAATACGAACAATTGGTGCAGAACTACCCCGAGATTCTTCAGGCGGCAGCCAACGACGACGGGTTGGACATCGCGGACGCGCTCATCAGCCGCATCGTCAACAAGGTGCAGCCCTGGGATTTGCGGGGCACGCCACATCTGTTGCGCAGCTTTCGCACGCTGCTCATGGAGGAGTCCCTCAATGCGGCACAGGACGCAGTAGCCGATCGGCTTTACAGCCCGTTCATCCTCGCCACCTTGGGCATCGCCAACCTGGGCGACAACGAACCCTGGATTCCTGATCAGGGTGACTTGGATGCGTGCCGTGACGACATGCAGAATGCTCTCGCCGCCGATTTTCGGCTGATGGTGCACAACTTCGGCCTGGACATCAAATCGGTTTTCGGACGAGAAGCCGTGCCGCGCTTCGACTCCGACTACAGCCGTGTGGACAAGAAGCTCATGCAGGCGTGGGGTATCGGTGAAGCGCTCATCTCTGGTGGCACTGGCAACACCTACGCCAGCTCCGCGCTCAACCGTGAGTTCGTCACGCAGATCATGGTCACCTTCCAAAAGGCGATCAAGCGTCACATGCGCAAGCGCAGCGAGGTGATCGCGGAGGCACAGGGTCACTACGACTACGAGATGAGCGGCAGTATTCGTAAGCCCATCTTCCGCGAGATCGTGGAGACCGATCCAGAGACCGGCGAGGAGTACACCCGCAAGGTACCCAAGCTGTTGATTCCCGAGGTCAAGTTCCAGTCGCTCAACCTGCGCGACGAGGCGCAGGAGCGCAGCTTCCTCCAGGCGCTCAGGAGCCAGGGCGTGCCGATTTCAGACATGAGCCTGGCAGTGAACATTCCCATCGAGTTCGAGGACGAGCTGGAAAAGCAATCCGAGGAGAAGGTCAAGAAGCTCATCGCCGAGGCTCAGGCCATGCAGGCAGCCTTTCATGCGTGCTCAGCGCAGGGACTTCCGATTCCGCCTGATATCGCCCGCTACTACGCAGCGGGCGCGCAACTCACCAAGGAAGTGGCCGACGCTGGGATCGAGAAGGACAAGGGCGACGTGCTCAAGGACACCGGCACCATTCCCGGTGAAGAGCCTGCCACCAATATCGTGGCTCCCGGAGTGCCCGGTGTACCAGGTTCTCCTTCCGGTGGTGGGGCCCCGAGCGGCAACGGCTTCGGTGGTGGGCCTCCCGGCGGTCCCGCTGATAACGGCACCCCCGATTCCAAGGGCATGGACTCCAAGGGTGGCGATCTCGGCGTCGACCTCGACAACGGTATCGCCAACGATCAACTCGACAACTCCAAGCCCGATGTACCCGGCGCGCCGCCGATCAACGTTCCAGTGGATGGTGAGGGGAGCAACGACGATAACGTCCTGCCCTTCAAACCCAAACTGCCGCAGCGTAATCGCACCCGTCCGGAGGAGAGCGACGAGATGCGCAAGCACTCGCCTCGCAAGGGGAGCTTCGGTCAGGGACCCTCCTCCTATGGGTCTTCGGAGCGAGTGTCCGAACGCGAAATCGAATCGGCGCTCAAGCGACTGTCTTCTCCTGTGCAGACCGTGCGGGACCTGGTGGAGAACGACGAATTCTTCGTTTCGCTCAATCGGCAGTCCTACACCGATCAGATCCGTGCCGACATCGACAGCATCTATCCCAACTTGGAAATCAGAGGTGACGGGTCGGCGGTGCTGACCATGACGAAGCGGGCTGCGAGCGATGGGACGGACGAGTCGTTCACGGTGCTGTGCGAGATGATTGAGCAGCACGAGGAGGTCTACGGTTTCCGTCCCGAGTGGTAAGCGATTGTGCGGGAGTGCTGTATTCGACCACTGGGAGAGGACATAACAAGTAGATGCCGATGATGATTCGAGGAGAACCACATGTCTCAGCGCGTGATGACCGAGTTCGGTCCCGGCGTGGTTGTGGCGACGGAGACAGTCCGTGGTCGAACTCAACATCGAGTCGAGGGTGAGCATTTCAATATCTGGGTGAGTGCGGCGCAGTACAGCCCTTTCGGGCAGTTGGAATGGGATCAGGGTCTTCCACAGCTTCAGGACAACTCCACGACGTTGCCCTACAACCCACAGCCACAGTTCTATCCGCACGGTGGCGAGTCGACGATTCAGCCCAATCAGCATCTCGACACTCAGAAGCGGCTCTCTCCCGCCGACTCGGTGAGCTTCGAGCCAAGGAGCCTTCCCGGTTCTGGCTCGCGCGACTTTGCCAGTTCTCGACGCACGGCGGGAGACTCCGAAATCGGGTTCGACGACAACGATGTGATCCAATTCGTGTCGCAGACCATAGACCAGTACGGCGATGGTGACTCCGGTGACACCCAGAGCGATTGGGAGGAACTGAAGGCAGGGATGGACTACGACGAGTTGAACGGGCTCGTCAAGGACGCCTATCAGAACGGCGTGCTGAGCCAGATCAATTCGAGCCGGATGCTCTGGGACCTGGAAGCCGACGCGGGTATGGGCAGCTCGTTCTATTCCCATGTCACGGCGACCGACGAGAGTGGCGCTGCCGATACCCAGGTGGATCAGTCCTATTCCCCGACATCCACGGACGAGGACTACCCCGGAGGGATCAACGTCCCTGACGACCACGAGGTCCCAGAGAACTTCGCTCTGGGCAGTGTGGCAGATACCCAGGCACGGCTCGGAGAGAAATATATCGACATTCCGGTCGACGTAGACCGCAGTACGCTCCAGGCCCGTCTCGATGACGATCCTGTTCGAGTTGTGTCGGATATAAAAATGCGGAACTTCGAGGTTCGCGCGAACCTCGATCCCCGCATCGGTCAGGCTCTGGACCTGGAGGCAGCGGACTCCGTTATTCGCACGGCAGCATGGGCCGATGTACGGGCTAAGGCGACACGTCTGCGTCGTTCCGGGGCTGTACAGCTCGAAGCGGCCAATCCGACCGCTATCGTGGCGACAGTGACGGGGGATCACGGTGTCTACACAGTCGCAGTCCTGCGTGGCAGTGCATTGACCGGAAATTCCTCGGTATCGGAGTGGAGCTGCTCCTGCCCCTGGGGGGATTGGGCCTTCGAACGCGAACATACCTACGTCGGGCGGCTGTGCAGCCACGCCTATGCGGCCCTTCAGGAGTTGCGGTCATTGACGATGCGCAAGGAGAAGCCTCGCGACTGGTCGCATAAGGCTCAGCGCAAAACTGCTGGTGACTGGGACGACGATTGGTCCGAGCCGGGGGAGGGGTACTCCGATACCTTCGGTGACCCGTACACGGCGCTGCTGGACTTTCAGGGGTGGGCCTACGCGGTAGGCAAACCTGCCGACGAGGCAACGCTGGCCGAATGGGCCGCGCCGAACGGTGCCGCAACCGCGAACCCCAGCGAGGCAGACCTCGCTTACATTCGCAAGGACATCGCGGGCGAGGGCGACAGCACGTGGCAGTACAACGGTGCCCGTCATCAGGACCCCGACGCAGACCTGGCGACCAAGCCTGGAACCCTGACACCGGATCTGATGTTCGTGCCGAAGACGCACGAGCGTCGGCGGGTGGACTTGGGTGCCGACACTGGCAATTGGCGTACCTATGCCCGCGAAGCAGGCTGGGACTTGGGTGAGGTCGAGGCACTGGTCAAGCACGCCATTCAGCCGGGAGGTCTGAGCTGGGAGGAGGTCGACGAATTGCTTCAGCAGTGCAAGGCCAACGGTACCGATCTCGGTGATGTCTACGACCGGGTGGCGTTTCTGTCCGAGCCCTTCGAGGGCTCCGGCTCCAATCAGCCGGACGGCTACGAGTCCAGCGAGAGCTACGTCGACAGCCACGAACTCCAGTATCGCGACGATATTGACGGGCCGGGGCTCAACCCTGCTGCACAGAACGCCGACGATGTGGTGCTATCCAACAGCCACGAGGCCGCTCTTGGCTATTTGCTGGAGAACAACGATTCTTCTGGTTCCAGTGATATAGCCGATGCCGCTGCTGCGTTCCTTCAGCGCACGGCGGGTCGGAGTTTCACCCTGTCCGAACAGCAGGAGTTGATGGACGAGGACGCGGTTGGTGGTCCCATCGAGGCGTCGGATCTGGATCTACGCGGAACTCACTACCTGTCGTGACCTGTGGAAGGTCGTGTGTTGTAGCGACAAGAAGTGTAGGAAGGGGATCGCGTGAGCTTGAACAAGATCGCTGAGCTGTACGACGGCGAAGACGGATCGGTCAAGCAATCTGCCAGCACCATTCAGGGCGCTGTCGATCTCGTAGCACAGTGGCAGTCGTTCCCAGATACCGCGATCCTGGCCGATTTCACTCCACGCGAGGGCTATATCTACACGGTGACGCGCGCTATCTCTGCACGTGTCAACCAGAACTTCGACGGGTTTCCCTCCGAGGAGTTGCACAAGAGCTACGCCTCGTTCCTGGGCAAGCCGTGTTTCGTCAACCACGCCAACCACGACCCGCAGCGTGCTCGTGGACGAGTGGTGGCTGCCAGATACGTCGAGAACGGTCTGGACAAATACGTCGATGTCATTCAGGAGATCAGTGCCGTCAAATATCCGAAGCTTGCCAAAGAGCTTCTGGACGGTGGCCTGGATTCGGTGTCGATGGGGTGTGAGGCGCAACGAACGATCTGTTCGTTCTGTGGCAACGAGGCCACAGGCATGTTCGATATGTGCGCCCACATACTCAACGCCAAGGGACGCTACCTTCGCCGTAAGGCCGCCAACGGTGGCATGGAGGACGTGCTCGTCTACGAGGAGTGCCGCGATCTCAGTTTCTTCGAGCTGAGCTACGTGTTCGATCCCGCCGACGAGACGGCTGTGGTGTCGACGGTGCTCACGGCTAATCGCAAGACAGCGTTCCCCAAGACCCAGAAATGTAAATTTTGCGCTGACCATGCCACCCAGCGCGTGATTCATTCCGAGGGTATGGCTTATGTCCCGGCGTGTGACAAGCACTTGACGAAGGCCAGGAACGCTGCCGCGAGTTGCACTCCGGACGGCAGTCACGACGAATCCAACATCGACCGTGTGGAAGCAATTGCCAAGCACGCCAAGCTTATTCAGCGCGTGTGGTGTGATCTTCCGGGCTGTCGCCGCTGGACCGTCTACAACTCCGACACATACAACGAGTGGGTCAACGGTCACGGTGAGCTGCGCACCTACGACTACTGCTGTGAGGGACATCGCCAGCAGTACGAGGATCAATACCCCAGTTGGGCGTTCGAGGCGCGCATTCGCAATCCGCACAAGGCGCAAGCAATGGAGAAGCACGGCTTCGGAGAGGTAGAAGCGCCCACTCCTGTGGATACGTTGCGTGACGAGTCCGAGGACGAGAAGGACGATTTCCATCGTTACGTCGAATCCCCTCCCGAGCTGAACGAGCCGGATCTGGATGCCGCCGGGGAGATCGACCGTCGTCAGGAGATGCCCGAGGGATTCGAGAACTTCGACGACGAGGTGTTCGACACCGTCGACGAAGGGGTGAGCCCCGATGCCACTGCGCCGGATGCTCCTGGTGAGCTACCCGGTGTCCCTCCGGGGTCCCCTGGTGGTGTGGGCACCCCTCCGACCATCCCCCGTCCCGGACCAGGAGAAGCACCGCTGGGCGACGTGCCAGGTGAGAATGCTGCACCGCTGCCTGGCGAAGAAGCATTGCCCAGTGCCGATGCGTTGCCGGGTGTGCCCGAGGACGTGATGGAAGACCCCGGTGACGCCGAGGAGGAGATTCACCCCGAGATTTTGGAGCTGGACGGTGTCACTCCCGAGAGCACCCCTCCTGAAGACATTCCCGACGAGGTAGCCCCTGAGGTGGCACCCGTAGGTCCTGCACCTGAGGATGCCGTTCCTGTCGACGAGGTGATGCAGGACCCCGGTGATCCCTCACCCCCCGTTCCGGGTGTGGATGCCCCGACGCCCAAGGACATCGTGCCCGCCGACGACGTGTCCGACGATGTCCCGGTCGCTCCTGTCGAGCCACCTGTACCGCCCGTTGCGGAAGAGGCACCCCAGCCCGACACTGCGGACACCCCAGATGTTCCTGTCGACCCCACCGACACGGTGGACCCCAAGACTCCGGCGACTCCGGCTGTGCCACCTACGCCGGATGTCGATGACGATGTGATGAAAGATCCCGGCGATGCCTCTCCCGATGCACCCGGCGATGCTCCCCCTGATGTCTCTCCCGAGGTGCCGCCCGAGGACGTGCACCCCGAGATAGAGCAGCTCGAACTTCTGCCGGGGGTAGTGCCTCCGCCAGAACCCGAGTCCGACGAACAACATCGTTCTGAGGACGACTCCCGAAGTAATGAACAGAGCACGACCCCCACGAAAGGACGACGCAACATGGGAACCAACTCTCTGGCAGAGCGCGGGAGGGTTGCTTCCCGTGGCCGCGTAGCCGATCAGAGCCGTAATGACCAGGGTGAGAAGGAAGACACCTTCATCACCCAGACCCCACCCCCGGAGCCTGTGGTCGCGCCCAACGAGGACGGGCCGATCTCCAACACCGAAGAGAACTTGGTGGCAAGCATTCGTGCTCGCCAACGGGCGCTCAAGGAATTGCGCGCCAAGAAGGCTCGTCGCAAGCAGGCCGATGAGACCGCTGACGTCGTGAACCCGGAACTCTCGGGCACAGGCGATCAGGATCTCAAGGGCGACTTCGAATCCGCCGATCCCGATGACGGTGTCGAAGAGACTCAGCCCAAGGACGCTGCTCGTCACGCAGCGCTTGTCAAGCGCTATCGCCATTTCTCGGCGTGGTGCCGTGCGACGCAGGGCAAGTCCATCCGCGAAGCTCGTCATGCGGGAGAGCTGCGCCGTTGGGCTCGCAGCTATGCCGGAGAGTTCAAGATCGACCCGGCGACCATTTATCCGATGCTCAGTCGCGACATGACGGCACTACGCAAGAAGGCAGCCGATGAAGGTGTGTCGGCTCCCGTCAAAGCCGATCCCGCCGCCGTGAAAGACGAGATCACGTCGTCCACGCGCAAGACTGCCGGGGACGATGATCTGCCGGACTTCCTCAAGGATGACGAGGACAAGAAGGAATCTCGTCGCAAGCAGTCCGGTGAAGTTCCCGATGCCTTCAAGGATCAGTGGGACAGCGATGATGGAGACGATTCCGGGGACGAGGACGACAAGAAGGAATCGGCTCGCAAGACCGCAGACGACAAGCTGGATGTCGCAGCTCCTGACGGTCGCGTCGATGTCGAGGCCCCGACCTCCGACACCACCGACGACGAGGCGCAGGCCTCTCAGTTCGACACCGGAGACTTCGGTGACAATGCCGGAGACGATCTCGCCGACCCGGATATGAGTACCGATCAAAACTGGGCACCGGGTGAGGGAAAGAAATCCTCACGTGCCAAGACCGCCACTGGGCTCCAGGCTGTTCGTCTGGCCGAGGCCTACATCGAGGCGGGATTGGAGCCCAAGGAAGCGCGCTGGAAACTGGCCACATCGTTCCAAGAGATGAGCCAGCCGATCGTGCTGGACCGTATTGCCCTTCTGGAACGCGTCGCAGCTGTGCGCGTTACGGAGAGGAAGACTGCCGGAGTTCGCGGGTCTTCACGCATCACCAACGCTGTACCCGCCAATTTGGGACGCCAGACTGCCACCACCATGCCGCGCGAAGCGGCCAACGGTGCTGGTGTCGGCAATCCCGATTCCGACATGTTCCTCTGATCATCAGAAGGGAAGTGAAATAGACCATGTTCAAAGTCCCCCTAAGTAATCCGTCGCTCAAGCGAACCATTCGTCCGCTCTATGCGCAGCATCAGGCAACACCCCAGGGTGCATTCCTCGACCCCAACTGGGATCGCTCCATCGACATCTACCCCGGCTCGGTCATGACACGATTGACCAAGGAGGTGTTCGGCCTCTACACCGCAGCGGCGGGACAGAAGCCCTACGGTCTTTCTGCGTTCTTCGTCGCTCCAACGCTTGGCGTGGACGAAGTCATCGACACCGGCTCCAACCTGTTCGCGGTGTGGGTCGGCAATGCTGACGCACAGTTCGAGATCCTCGCCCCGGCTTTCGACGCCACTGGGGATTGGTCTCTGCCGACGAACGGTTCGATCAAGCTGCTCACCGGCAGTGCGACCGGACTCCTGACACCTACGGGTGCCACTGCCGCCAATGCCATCGCGGAGTTGATCGACGTCCCGTCAACGGACAAGATCGTCATTCGCCCAGTCCGCCCAACGGCCTGAGAGTAGGAGAAATAACATGACTACTCTGGTTGCACAGGGCACCGGCCTCGGTCGCTATGCCAAGGCCTCCGACGAGTACGTACAGGAAATTGTCGCGCGCAAGACCGCGATGAAGGGCCGTACGCTCACCGCCAGCGAGAAGAAGCAGAAGCTCGCCTCGATCCTCGCGGATCGTCAGAACGGCATTCTGCGTCTGGGTCAGTCGATGATCGGCCCGATTCAGCTCCAGCTTCGTTACCAGGGCATCCTGCGTAACGTGCTGCTGGAGGACGCACTGACCCCCGGCGTACCGATCCAGTACGACGTGCTGGACGACCTGGGACAGGCGTACATCTTGCACGGCAACGAGGGTGAAGTGAAGATCACCCCGTTCGAGGGCAAGCGTGTCGAGGTACGGCTGTTCCGTATCGCGTCCTTCCCCTCGATCAAGAAGGAGGATCTCTACTACCTCCGTTCCAACTTGGTCGAGTACGCCCAGGACATGACCAAGCAGGCCATCATGCGGCAGGAGGACGGCAGGCTTGTCACTCTGATCGAGGCTGCTGCTGCTGCTTATCGTCTGGTGGACGCCACTGCCGGATTGGGTGGTTCGCTGCCCAACGAGATCACGATCACCGGCACCACGCTGATGCCCGACGATCTCTACACCGCTGTGACTTACACCGATACCCGCCAGTTGGACAGCTCGCGGCTCCTGTGTCACCCACAGGAATACCGCGACTTCTATCGGTGGGACATCAACACGACTGGTTGGGCCTTCAAGGATTCCATCGTGGCGGGCGAGAAGGTCGTCCAGTTCGGTGAGTTCCAGATCGGCAAGTCGATCATGATTCCGCGTGGCACCGTCTACCTCACCCCGGAGCCGCAGTTCTTGGGCGTGTTCCCGGTGATGTACAGCCTGGACGTGGAGGAGAACCCCCAGGTCGAGCAGTTCCACAAGGGCTGGGTGATGGACGAGTTGGTTGGAATGGCGATCCTCAACCCCAGGGGCATCGTCATACTTCGGAAGGCGTGAAAAGCCTAAAACCGCAAGTAGAACCACTAACAGAGCCCCCGTTTTCGGACGGGGGTTTCTGTATGTCTACCTGCGAGAATTGCGGGAGCTGGAGGGGTGTGCGGGGCAGGCAGCCTTTCTCTTCGCCCTGCAAGCGACATAAGACGTAGATCGCCTGAAAGGAACCGAACATGGCTCGCGTTCTCGTCACCGACTATTCGTTCGACCCTCACGCGGGGACGGTCACGCTGACGGGTGTCGCCACTCCAGTCAAGGAACAGATTCGTTCGGTCTACAAGGGCACCGAGTTGATCTATTCGGCTTCGGATGCGCGCAACGCCTCGCTTGTCGGCAAGGTGCTCACTCTTCCCAAGGGTGCTGTTGGGTCGAACTTCAGTGCCTCGGACTCTTTGGTCATCATGTATGACTCCGATCCGGGGTGGGCCAGCAGCGGGACGAAGTACCTGAGGCCCGGTGGTGGCATCCCCGCGACGGACCTCGCGACGGGTGTGCAGACGTCACTCGGCAAGGCAGATGCGTCGAGTCAGGTCATTGCAGTCGCTACACCGACCGGCGTGGGCGCGACGGACAACGCGAATATTGTTGCCGCGCAGGCGGCTGCTGCTGCATTAGTCGCATCCGGCGGTAGGCCTGTAGTCCAGTTCCGGTCGGGCACGTACCAATTGACTGCTCCGATTGTTCCCGCTGCGGGAGTGTCGTATCGAGGCATCGCGCCGGTTCAGACGCAAGCGATCGTGGCACCGGGCAGCTACTTGGCGGATGGTGAGTTCACCGTAGCGGGCGGCACCGTCCTGAAGGGCGACGGCACCTTCGCGTGCTTCCAGGCGAACCAGGCCGACCTCTCCTCTCCCGCTTCGACTCTCGGGCAGACCCAGATCAGCACTGTCGACATCAACGGTTTCGCGATCGACACCTTCACTTACGGTCTGCGCATCGGTGCCAAGAACGTCATGGGCCTGGTGTGGTCCAAGTTGGATCAGCTGTACATCAAGAACTGCTCCGTCTGGGGCGTGTATTTGATCAACTTCGTTCATATGGATATTGGAAAAATCGAGACCGTCCTCTGCCAGAACGGCATGTATTTCGCGAATAAGATGGACGCCAACACCTACCAGTCCGGCAACTCAAATTTTCAGGAGCTGTACCACCTGATCCCGCAGGACGGACGCGAACGCCGGGGGTGCCGGGGCATCGTGTTCTCGTCGCTTGCGGGCACCGGCAGCGGCACCACGTCGGCGGCGCTGAACGAACTTGAAGTCGGAAGATTGCAGGTCAACGGCTACAACCGGACACTGCTGTCGGTCGCGGCGACGTTCACCAACGCCTCCACGTCGGTGGGTGTCCCGGACGGCACCAAGTTCCTGCCGGGAATGCTGGTCAACTTCACCGCGTCGGCGAACGGGTTCACCACCCCGAATATGTACGTCGTGAAAACCGTTGCAGGAAACGTGCTTACACTGGCAACCTCGAACACCACCGCGGCCATCGCCTCGACCGGGACCACCGGATTGACTTTGCAGAGCTATGGTTTCCCGAACCTGGAGATCACCAGCGAAAACACCAACGCCCGTGTCGCAACCTCTCGTTTCGCGCACATCGACACAGAGGGAGTGGCAAGCGCAGGGGTCTACCTCGAAAACGTCAACCAGATCGAGATCGGGATTACTTCGAATCCGACTACCACGCTGTGCGATGTCGTGACCCGCAACGCCGCCTACAGCCGGATCTATTCGTTGCCTGCGGTATCCACCGACTTCGATGCCAACTCCTCAGGCTCGGCGTTCTTTGGGGCACGTAAGTCCACGGTCGGGTACCCGATGCGCGGGATCTGGTTGGACACCAGCATCGGCGCGAACGCCATGTCGATCGGCAACGGGTTCAACGCCAACCCCGGTGGTGACATCATGACCAGGGCGCAAGGCTTCCTGTACCCGATGTGGGGCATGGGCGAACGTATCTTCCCGCGCGACACGTCTCTGACCTTGCAGGGCTACCAGGGTGGGGACGTCATCTTCAACGGTGCAACCGGGCAAACGTTCACACTGCCCACCATCGTCACCGACACCACACCGGGCACCTCTCACATAGGTTGCTGGTACGACATCTGGAACGTGTCCGCCAACACGCTGACCGTGGTCACTAATGGAACCCAGCTGTTCAACAAGGTAGCCGCGAAAACGTCCCTCACCATCGCCACGTTGACCGGGCTCAAGATCATCGCCTGCAAGGACAACTCCGGAAACCTGTTCTGGGCTGCGCGAGCGTTCACGCTCGCATGATGCCGACGACGGACGCGACGTGCTCGTATTCCGCCATGCGTTAGGGAAGACATGACCCGTCGTATCGTCACCGCCCGCGAGCAGGTCGAGGCGTGGCAGATCAAGGAGCTGATCCCCTCGGATTTCTTCTGGCTGGAGCCGGAGAAGCAGGAGGATTGGGAAGGTGACGTCACCTATTCTCCGACCGAGTACGAACGTATCCCTGACCCAGAGCAGGCTAAGAGCAGTCCTCCCTCGGGTAAGTGGTACCACGTTTCACAGAATCCGATCGACGTAGGGACCCGAATCGTTCCTGCCGGTGGGGAGTCTCCCGACCCCGATTTCTACGACTCCATCGAAGAGGAATACGGTCAGCCCTCGAATCGTCAGACATGGGTCTGGATTGCTCAGAATCTCGGAGCGGCGTGTTTCTGGTCCTGGGCGCTCAACTGCCCCTACATCTACAAGGTGCACCCCAACCCCACTCCTCAGCCGTGGAACTTCGACGGCAGCAACGGGTATGTCTGCGATAGTGCCAAGGTCGAGCAGATGCTCACCAGTTCGGGTCCGCAAGGCATGGGTATCAAGTGGGACGAGTACGAGGACCACATCAACGCTTCACGAATCGCTGCCGAGCCCGGTGGTCGTCTTCCGTACCAGCCGAGTGAATTCGGCTACGTGTGGTATCACGACGGCGATGGCTACACCGCTGTGACGCGGGATGGTAAGAGCGACATCACGCTCATCCCCAACGGCAGCCAGATCGACTGGGAGGTTTGGGACGACCAGGGTCTGGTGGAGCGGGGCAACTTCTCGGGCATGGTGCAAGACCTGGACGGTATTTTATATCGGGCAGACCACCTTCTCGCAGAGTTCGACGAGAACCCTGCCATCCCAGCCAAGGGGTTCGGGTACGACAAGGATTATTCGGAGCAATTTCCCAGCTCATTTCCTGCGCTGGACTTCCGGCAGCCGTAGGACGGTGTTGTTCTTCGTAGTCAAATGGACATGTCGGGTAGCGTTTCATCGGACTCCGACAGGGTCACTCTGGAGATATGCACACCGTTTTGGATGCTATCGACCCGCGTAACGTGCTCTTCCTGATTGCCGCTCTCGTCTCTCTTCTGCGGGGTGGCTGGTTCATCTAGTCTGAATCGATGACCTTGCTTCGGCAGAATGCCGAGCTGAAGCGCGATCACGTCTGGCAGTTCAGCCTTCCGGCGTGGGTGACTCGACTTCCTGATGGCCGAACAATCAACGTCTGTCCGCAGGCTGGAGCCTGTGTCAAGCTCTGTTACGCCCGCAACGGCACGTTCAACTTCCCCGTCGTCAAGGCCAGCCATCAACGCAATTTATTACTGGCCATGGACCACCAAGAAGATTTTATTTCTCAGGTGAACACCGAGCTGGAGCACAGGCGCTTCCACGCCAACGGTGTCCCTCGATTGCCGGATCTTTCCCGTAGTCACCTGAGTCCCTTCACTGCTGCTCTACTCGACAATGGTGCCGCCTGTATTCGTATCCACGATTCAGGAGATTTCTTTTCTGATGACTACCTGGCCGCGTGGCTGCGTATCGCTCAGCACAATCCCAGTGTGCTGTTCTACGCCTACACCAAAGAGGTCACGCGCTTCCGGCACGTCATCTCTCTGACGAATTACCCTCGTAACTTTCTGTGGGTCTACAGCCTGGGTGGCAAGGAGGATCATCTGCTCGACCTCGCAGAGGGCGGAGACCGCCACGCCGACGTGTTCCCGAACGAGGCTGCCATCGTGGAGGCGGGTTACTACAGCCAGGATGCGAACGACTTGCTGTGCGTCCTCGCTCCCTCAACTCGAATCGGTATCCCAACGAACAACATCCCGCACTTCAAGAAGCGCCAGGGCGGCATGACTTTCGGACAACTGGAAGCCGAGACGAAACGCCACCGCAGAGCGAACGCCTAGCCATTGCCAAGTTTCGCCAAGTTTTGACTTTGCAGACAGGCGGCTTCCACTATTATCGGACTTCGGTCCTGAAGGGGAACCAAGCGCAACCCTCTGGAGTGGACATTCCCAGGGGGTTGCTGCTGTTGAGGGGGTGTGGGCGAGATAAGGAATGTCCCTCCCACGACCTAAACGACCAGGAGACATCATGACCCTCTATGTGCGCAACGATAGTCACTTCGTCATCACAGCCAATGCAGTCGGAGCCAAGCGTTTCGAGTTGGCAGCGAACGGCAACTCAGGAGATCGTAAGGTGCTCCCGCTCGCGGTGGCACAGCTTCCCGCTTTCCAGAGAATCTGGGCTGCCGGAGGCAAGGTTACGGTGTCCCAGAACTCGAACTACTCCAGCCCGGTCACATCGATTCCAGCGGGAGAGATCTCCGGGGATCAACGCAAGGCAGCAGCACAGGTGGACAGTGTCGCCACGACTGCGGCGGGAATAGTGACCGACTTCAATGCCCTGCTCGCAAAATTGCGAGCGGCGAACTTGATGTCGTAACATCGCGGAATCCGTTCTCGGGGTAGTGTTTACCTCAGTTCAGTGCATTCCGCCCCGCAGGTCCCTCGATTACCCGCAAGGTCGAGGGGCCTGCGGTGGTGTCAGGGCACAATATCTAGGTCGCGATCTTGATGACTGCTACTCTATGTAGTGCCCTTCTTGGTCGGAGAGGCAACGCCCCTCACCGCGTACCCGCCTTCTCCGGTGAGGGGCATTTCCGTGGCTGGGAGTTGTACCCGCACGAATGCTTATAAGTACTGTGTCGTCCGCAAACCCTTGAATTCTTCGATAACAGTTCTGTCACCATTCTTTGGACTCCGAAGTCTGTAACATTTTTTATTTCAAACCTATATAGTAGGTACAGAACGTGCTCGCAGAGCAGCCGCCCACCACGAGGGAGATTCAAATGTCCGTACGTTGCGGCAACAAAATCCACCAGCACTTCGCAGTCGAGCTGGAGGGCATGGCCCACCACCACGATTCCGTCGCTCAGGTTCGTCTGTGCTACTCCCGCGAGGATGGCATTCGTAGCCACGAGGAGATCGGCCAGCTCGAAGAATGGGCCGCTCAGCAGGCCGGGGAACTCTGGGCCGAAAGCGCTTGGCTCCGGCACGCGGAGAACGCGGGCTGGGAAGATGCCGAATTCGACCGTCAAATGGAAGACGCGCGGGGTGTCGTGCAGTTCGAAGATGCGTATGCCGCCGCTCAGGACGACGTCCGATGATCCTCACCATCACCCACGAGGGAAGCTGGCGCGCGGTCGGCTCGACCGTCACATATGACTTTCTCGACATCGGCCCCTACACAGCCGAGGTGTACCTGATTAACGACAACAAGCCCTTCCCCACCTGGAGATGGATAGTCAGGAAGAACGATCAGTACCTCGCCAGTGGTGTGGTCACCGACTATTACGGCGCACTCGACGCAGCCGAGACCGCTATCAAGATCGACGCAGGAGTCTGACGAACATGGGGTATTTCGACAAGTACGAGATCGAGGCCTACGGCCACGTGCTGACGGTGACCGGCGTCTACCGGAACATCAATCCTCGGGACAAGCACCACGGCGAGTGGACCGCTTTCCGCAATACGGACGGCGGCACGACCACCAAAAGCGGTTTCAAGACCGAAGAGGCGGCTCGAAGGCACGTCATCGCGGGACTGCTCAGCGCGGACGAGTTCTGGTGGGAGAAGTACCGCTGGCGGCTCAACGGCGACAAGTCGACGGGACCGCGTGGGGGCGGTCTGAGCGCGGCACAGCAGGAGATTGTGGGAGCGCTCAACGGCTCCATTCACGATCACGAACGCACCCCTCACCCCCAGCGTGACGTGCTCCGCATCGGCGGGCGGCACTACGTGCCCCGCGTGATCGACAAGGAGCCTTCCGGCCCCAAGAGCTGCCGGGGGTTCGGCGGTACGGTGTTTCGCTGGCGGTGGCTGGACGAGTCGGAGGACACGGTGCACGTCAGCGGGGACGTCTTCACCCAGGGCAACATCCCCGAGAAGTTCCGTCACATCCTGCCCGACAACGCGGTGCTGCTGCCGTGGAGCCAGTTCGAGCGCGTGCAACAGGTGGCTCGCGCAGGTCTGGAGCAGATGGCTCAGGGCAAGCCCTTCGACCCCGATGACGAAAGAGCGTTCTGATGCAACACGAGGCGCAGGCCGGAGACCTCCAGCCCGGTGATCGGATCGTCGGATTCAGTCGGATGGGCAAGTGGAAGAAAGTCGACTTCTCCATCGCGAAGATCGAGGGGGACCGCGACAAGATGTTAGTCATCACTGGAGCGGGAACGTCGTTTCAGTGTCTACACCTGTTGTGCACTGTTCCAGTGCGCTACGAACGGAAGAATGTGAACACCACGAACCCTGAGGAGGGCTCATGATCGCACGGCTGAGTACCAAGTACACGAACGAGGACGTCGAGTTCGTTTTCGGGCGGTACGCAGACGGCTCCACTGCCATTCAGGCGTTCTCCGAGTACGGGGAGCCGATAGCGAAGGCGACTGTCTGCCTGGCGGCTCAGAACGAGCTGCCACTACCCGGCAACGTGTTCATCAAGGACTGGGAGGAGAACGAGGGGGTGTTGGAGTCGCTGGTGTCCTCGGGCATCGTGTCGAGTCCGATTCGGGAGATCGCCGTGGGGCCATACGGCTGCACTGCTTACGAGTGCAAGGTACTTCGGGACAAGTGATGAAAATCCATGTGATAGACGAAGAGTCGGGCAACGGTCGCACCTACGAGATTCCGAACGACACCGAGGAGATCACGATCTATGTGACCGGCCACGGAACATCAGACTTTGATTTCGGTCCACCGCAGAAGTATTCGCGATGAAGGTATGGGCAGTGATTCAACACGATGCTGGGTGTGACGACCCCGATTCGCACGCCGGGGACGACGGGGTGCGGGTGGTGGAGTTGTTCGCCACCGAACAGACCGCAGCGCAGTGGGTGAATGCGCATCGAGACTCATGGCTCGGCGACAGCTACCACGTGCGTGAGATGTCGATACACGACAGCCTCAAGATCGCGCGGCAGTACTGATGAACTACGGAGTACGGCGCGGGTGGAGTCGGCAGACCGTTCCTGCGCCGTATTTCGATCTGTCTACCTGGACCCTGGTGCTTTACGACTCCGAGGTGCGGGGCGATCCGGCGACACCGATCATGGACTGGATCATGCCGCCCTACGGCAGGGACCCCTACGACTCCGCCGAGGTGCTGGCGGTACTCAATGCGACGTGCTATCACCTGAACCGCTACCCCTTGCAGGCCCCGTTCATACGGCACGAGGACGCTTGGGAGTGGCTGAATTGTCGGTGTGAGTTCCCCGGATACTTTGCCAACGGCGAGGACGTGCTCATGGTGCACTGTCCACTGTGTCGGGTGGTATCGGGCAGCGTCTGCACCGTCATGCGCTCGGTGACCCAGGACGGTCTCGCCATCACCTACAAGATGAGCCCGCATACCGAACGAGTGCTGTGGTATCGGGGGCAGCACAACAGAGGCCTGCTCAATCCACCGAATTTCTGATGAGAAAAGGAGTGGCACTACACAACTGCACGACACAGTTTCATTCGACCAAGGAGTTCAGCAATGGGAACCAATCCTGATTACCCGAAAGACCGAGTGATCCTGCCCAACGATATGTACTTGCTGCTGTACAGACATCGGCCTCTGATCAAGATCGCATCGAAGTCGCACCGCGTTCTGATCGAGTCGATGCACGGCCAGGACAGGTGGGACAATCCGCGTGGTAGCGATGTCATTTTGCGCTGCGAGGAGATCGGTCGGAACAACAGCGATGGCTATGTTCCGACGCCGAATCGCGAACACCCCGACGACTGGGTGTGCGTACGCCGGTCGGAGCTGATGCTGCTGCGCCGCTAGGACCCATGGCGCTCCGAAGTTGAGTAGATAGCTTCGGGGCGTCATCCCGGCGGTAACATTTTTTATATTTGGATGTATATAGTAGGTAGAGAGGCTCACACGGAGCCACAGGCGCAGCCCACGGAGGCCCATCATGTCGGAGATTCCCGCCCAGTTCCTAGCCACACCAGCAGAAGTCGAAGACACCAGCTTCCTGGTGCACGCCCACAAACTGGCCATCTTCGTAGAGAAGATCGACAAGGCCAACCGGCGCTTGGAGCGCAACGGCCTCGACGGTCGTTTCGCCGCCGTTCAGGTTGGGGAGAAGACGGCCACGCGCGGCAACGGCATCGTGGATCACTGGTACCGCTTCGAGCTGGAGCGCCCGGAGTTCAACGCCATTGCGGACTGGAAGTTCGTTGCTACAGTGAAGTTCGAGGAGGGTGGCACGCTGCTCCAGGTCATTCCCGGCGAGACGTTGCACGGCGCGGTGGATCGCGAGGCACTCGATTCGCACTGGTGCGATCACTGCCACACCGCTCGCAACCGCAATCGTAGCTACCTGGTTCGCAATACCGAGACCGGAGAGATCAAGCAGATCGGGAGCACGTGCCTGGAGCTGTTCTTCGGGGTGGAGATCAAGGGCCTCTGGGCGCTGGAATGGACGATGGAGGACTTTTCCGAGGGCGATGACGAGAGCTGGGGTAGCGACAGCTTCTATCGAGTGCCGTTCACCTACAACGTGCGGTTCGTTCTCGCGCTCGCTCACGTCTTGACCAACGGCGGACAGGGATTCATCAGCCGGGGTGTGGCACGCGACGATGAGCGCAAGACGGCCACTGCTGACGAGGTACTTCACAACATCCATTTCCGTCCGCGCTCCTGGCGTGACGCCGACGAGGCTGCTCGGGTTGAGAAGAACATGGCTGCTGCCGCCGCACTGGTCGACACGGACGTCGTAGACTCCGTCCTGGCGGCGGCGGGGACGTTGTCGGAAGGCGATTACAAGGACAACATGACGGTCGCGGTGCGTAGCGAAAGCATCACCGGAGCGGCACTGGGTGTCCTGGTCAGCCTGATCACGGTGTGGCACCGCAACAACGAGAAGGCAGCCAACGCCGAGCGGGAGGCCAAGGCCACCGACAAGCTCAACGAGTTCGTCGGGGCGAAGAAGGAGCGCCTGCGCGATCTCGCGCTCGTCGTTACTCGGGTGCATAGCTGGGAAGGCGACTTCGGGACCACGACGCTGCTGGCCATGGAGGATGCTCAGGGCCGCTCGTTCAAATGGTTCGCATCCAAGTGGCTCCCGATCGAGGCGGGCGACACACTGAAGCTGACCGGAACAGTCAAGGAGCACTCGGTCTACCAGGGCCGCAAGGAGACAGTTCTCACGCGCTGCACGCTGAACGTAGCTACAGCCTGATTCTCGCCCCAGGTGCCGGAGCACGGCGTTACCCTAAGACAGACGAAACGCCCCGCTGATACGGGGCGCTCGCCAATGCGTTAGTAGTTTGCCGAACCTCTACGCGCCTCTGATCTTATCAGCGGTCGGAGTGCGAGGAAGTAATAATCGTGATCACTCCGATCTGCCGAGTGGTGGGATCTACCGCCGCTTGTGTCTTCAACGAACTCCAGTCGTATGCATCGCTACCTGACGGTGCCAGGCCCTCTATCGGGAGGGTGGCAACAGCGCTCGGGTGTTCTCGTTCCACGGTGCAGCGTTCGATACGCCGCCTAGTGGATGCTGGCTACTTGACGGTTGAGAATCGCTACGCCACAGAGATGGGTCAACTCCCCTCTCGCTACGGGTTCCCCAGCTCAGACCCCCAGGTCATCACTGCTACCCCCGTAGCGCATCTATGCCCTACCCCCGTAGCAGAAATGCGCTACGAAACAACTACAACTACTAGTAATAATAATTCTTTAGGTATTGTGGCGAAGCCGAAAATGACGACGAAGCGTGAGCTAGGGGAGAGAACAGGAACGAAGACGGGGATGGCAGTGCTTGGGCGAGAGAAGAAATTCGGTCCTGGACACTCTGACCCTGAGAAAAGAGCGAAGGCTGACCGCATCGTCGCTGTGTTCAAGAGACACCGGGAGAGTAAGAACTGCACGATGCCTGGCACGCTGATCGGGTGGAGAAAGACCGCGTTAATTTTTCTCCAGGAGGGAAGGGGCTGCGACGAGGTGCTTCGGGTGCTGAAATACATACTCGCAGACGAGTTCTGGGAGCCTCAGATAAAAGATTTGTTTCACTTGCATGATCGTTACGACCAGTTTCGGCTGATGGCGGAGCGGGATCTCGGTACACCTGTGCATCGTGCTGGTTCGGCAGACGCTGACGTTCAGATACCTGATGGACACGACGTGATGGCGAGGATGCGCTCGGCGGCGAGCTGAGAATAAAAAATCTCCTTCGGAATTCTGTCTTGGCCTCTGCCTGCGCAAACGAGGTTCTGGGTTATACCCCTACGAGTAGGCTAGGGAGTTGGACGACAGCAAGAAGGTGAACGTGAGCATTAAATCCACAGCTGTGAAAATAATTCTCATCACCGCCGCGCTGACCGCACTGAACCGATACCGACGAAAGATGGTGACAGACATGGGTGTTGTAGCCGATGCTCTCAACGCTGCCAATGCGCAGCTGGTCAAGATCAAGGGAGAGTTCATCGCCAAGATCGACGACCTCGAAGCTCAGCTTTCTGCCAAGGTCTCCCTTGATGCTTCGGACACGCAGGCGTTGGCCGACCTCAAGACCGGCCTCGACGACCTGGACAACGTCATCCCCGACGCCGTCACGGTCCCGCTTCCCGATCCGGCCACTCCGCCGACCGACCCGGTCACCGACCCGGCAGTCATCGACCCGGCTGCTCCCATCGACACGTCCGGTGGCACCGTCGTGACCACCGACCCGGTCACAGTGGTAGTCGATCCCACGACTGCTCCGGTAGAGGCGAGCACGCTGCCCGCCGACACCACGGTGGTCGAAGTTCCTGCCGACGTCGAGACTCCGGTCGTGGTTCCGGTGGACGCCACTCCGGTTGCGGCGGGCGAGGTTGCTCCCGACGCCACTGTCGTTCCGGTGGTCGTTGCTCCGGTGGAGGTCACCCCGACCGACACCACAGCGGCTCCCGTAGCTGCGGGCGATCTTCCGGCTGACACCAACGTGGTCGAGGTTCCGGCACCGAGCGATCCTGCTGCTCCGGTGGAGGTTCCCGCCGACGCGGTGCCGGTGACGGCAGGCACACTGGACGCCTCCGCCACAGTCATCCCCGTCGACGTGGCAGTGGCAGCGGATGCCAGTGTCGCCGCAGACGGTGCGCCGCTCACTCCCGCAGAAGCCATCGCGGCGGGTGTGCCGATTCCGGACCCCAACCAGTCGGTACCGCCTTCGGCAACCGGCTAGGAAAACCACCCCGGCTCTTCGGGCAACGCCGGGGCCACCGACAGGACAGTCATCCTCTTTCGCCTTCGCGGAATGGCTGTCCTGTTGTTGTGTGAGCGGGTCGGCATAAGAGGTAGATGAGAGGAGGTCCGATGGCCACACAGCCGATAGCGCCGCACATCATCGCGATCACCGAGGACGACGGTCGTCTTGACGAGCGCTGGATTCCCGAGCGTTTGGCCGCCGAGAACCTGGAGTCCGACGTCGATCTCGTCCTGCTCTTCGAAAACGGCATCGCGGGCAAGGTGGAGTAGGTGGGTGGCAAGATCGCACTGGCACAGGATGTGGACGGTCGTCTCCTGGAAGATCAGATGCCGACATACCTGACCGATTTTCTCGACCCCGTCGTGAACCTGGTCGACTACTTCGATGAAAATCTGGGAGTAATACCATGACTCTGGTCGATCAGGTCAAGTCGCTCATCGTCCGCGATACGACCGAATTCAAGTTGGTCTACGCCAAGATCGGGTCGCTCGGGTCGTTGACCACCAGCGACAAGACGAACCTGGTGGCGGCGATCAACGAGGTCGTGGCTGCCGTCGTGGGCGGTGGCGGTGCCAGCATCAACGACACCACGCCCAGCACCTCGTCGGTCTACAGCTCCAGCAAGACCGAAGCCATCCTGGCGACGGGGCTGGCGCTCAAGCCGGTCATCAACGACTCGACCGCGACATCGACGGATGTTTATTCCAGCTCCAAGGTCGTCGCGGTCACCGCCGCAGCGGTGGCCAACAGGCCGATCATCAACGACGTCACCGCAAGCGGTACGGCGGTCTACTCCAGTACCCACGTCGATGCGCAGATCGCCACGGCGGTCGCCAACCTGGTCAACGGCGCTCCGGGATTGATGGACACTCTCGGTGAAATTGCTACCGCACTGGGCAACGACGAAAGCTCCATCACGACCATCACCACAGGACTGACGTTCCGGCTGCGGTTCGATGCCGCGCAGACGTTGTCAGGGCCACAGAAGACGCAAGGATTGACCAACCTCGGGGCAGTGCCGACGACGGACATCGGTGATGTGACGTTCGATTTCGTGGCCTACTTCGAGGCCAACCTAGTCTGAGGAATCGGGAGGTAGACAGCCCATGTCTCTGACCGATCAGATCAAGGCGCTCGTTGTTCGGGAGACCACTGAGTTCAAGTCTGTCCGCACAGCTCTGACCGGTAAGTCCGCTGTGGGTCACAACCATCCCTCCACCGACATCAACGACTCCACTGCGGTGGGTCGTTCGCTCGTGGTGGCTTCCACTCCGCTGGCCGCCCGTACCGCTATCGGGGCGGGGACGTCCTCTCTCGTCATCGGCACGGCAGCTGGTACGGCCAAGGACGGTGCCTATGCTCCGGCGTCGACCGATATCTCGGACAGCACTGCCATAGGGCGTGCGCTTGTCGTGGCTGTGGACGCGACCACGGCACGATCTGCCATCGGTGCGGGCACTTCTTCACTGGTGCTCGGATCGTCGGGTACAACGGCGGCAGCGGGCGACCATGTGCACGCCTACAGTTCGCTGACTTCCATTCCTTCCACGTTCGCTCCGATCATCGGCTCCGGTGCTGCGCAGGCCGTGGCGGGTAACGATGCTCGACTGACGGACGCCCGGACTCCGCTCACGCACGTGCACGCGCAGAGCGACATCACCGGCCTGGCGGCGTCTTTGGCGGCCAAGGCGGACCTCGTCGGCGGACTTGTTCCGACGAGCCAGATGCCTCCGCTTGCACTCACCACGGCAGTGCCGGTGGCGTCCCAGGCGGCGATGTTGGCGTTGACGACCGGACAGGTGCAGCCAGGCGATCTGGCCATTCGCAGCGACGGTGCGGGCACCTTCATCTTGATGGCAGCAGACCCCTCGGTGTTGGGGAACTGGACGCTGTTGAATACGCCCACCAACGTTGTCACGAGTGTCAACGCCATGACCGGAGCGGTCGTGCTCGGGAAGGCGGATGTCGGTCTGGGGAACGCGGACAACACGTCCGACATCACCAAGAACGCCGCCGTGGCCACGCTCACCAACAAGACTCTGACCAGCCCGGTCATCAACACCCCGACTGGCATCGTCAAGGGTGACGTCGGCCTCGGCAACACCGACAACACCTCCGACACCACCAAGAACGCGGCAGCCGTAGCTCTGACGAACAAAGACCTCACCAGCGGTACGAACACCTTCCCGACCCTGAATCAGAGCACGACCGGAAATGCTGCCACGGCCACGAAGCTGACAACGGCACGCAACATCAACGGGGTTGCTTTCGATGGCACTGGCAACATCACGGTGGCCGATTCGACCAAGGAACCCACGATCACGGTGGGATCGGGGACGCAGTACTGGCGCGGAGACAAGGTCTGGTCGACGCTCAACGCCGCCTCGGTCGGTCTCGGGAACGTCGACAACACATCGGATGTGACGAAGAATGCCGCTGCTGTCACGCTGACGAACAAGACGCTGACCAGTCCGGTTGTCAACACGCCGACAGGCATCGTTAAAGGTGACGTCGGTCTCGGGAACGTTGACAACACGAGCGATGTGAACAAGCCGGTCTCCACGGCACAAGCTGCTGCTGATGCGACCAAGGAGCCGTCGATCGCGGTCGGTACCACCGGGCAGTACTGGCGTGGTGACAAGTCGTGGCAGACGTTGCCTGCTGGTGGTGGGGACGCGCTGACGACCAACCCGCTGTCACAGTTTGCAGCGACCACGTCGTTACAACTGAAAGGCGTCCTATCGGATGAGACTGGTTCCGGCGCACTGGTTTTCGGCACATCCCCCGCTCTTGTTACGCCGACCGGAATCGTCAAAGGCGATGTAGGACTCGGCAATGTCGACAACACAAGCGATGCGACGAAGCAGACCGCCAACGACGCTCGCTACGTCCCTCTCGACCCCAGGGTGAACACGGTGGCATCCTCTGCTACCCCCGCGATCAACACGGATACGACCGATCTCTTCACGATTACCGCTCTCGCTGCGGCTATCACGTCGATGACCACCAACTTGACCGGAACTCCGGTCAACGGTCAGAAGTTGATGATTCGTATCAAGGACAACGCCACCGCTCGTGCTATCACGTGGGGCGCTAGCTTCGTCGCCTCCGGCGCGTCTGCGCTTCCGACGACGACGACCATCAGCAAGACGCACACGGTCAGCTTCATCTACGATTCAGTCGCGGTAAAATGGGTCTGCATGGCTGCTGATTTGGTGGGTTACTGATGTATCGCGAGGACTGGAACATCGCCAACGTTGCCAACCTGGGACCGAACTTCAGGATGGACGTCAATACCGCGCGCATCTTTTCCACTGTGGCGCTGGGTCCGACCGGATTGAACTCCGGCGGGTGGAGTACGTATCAGGGCGGCTCGATCAGCGGCAAGATGAACTCCAACGACATGATCGTCAGCTGTCAGCTGATCACGCCACCGGACGGCACACTGGGGATAACGCAGTCGGAATTCATGTGCCTACGAAAACCCGATACGTGGTCGACTACCGGCACGGCGGGTACGTTCTTCATGTTCGGTCAGTCCAGCAACGGCGCGTGGTACATATATTCCTCTGTTCAGGCGACCGCGACTGTCCGTGCCCAAGGCACAGCATCAGGGTTTGCGACGGGTGACATTATTTCCTTCGGTGCCTTTGGGACTGTGTACGCCGCGTACCAGAACGGTGTGCTGATCCCTGGCGCGACGTTTACGGATACCGGTAACGCAATCGCGAGCGTTGGGCCGACCAAGCGGCGCTGGGGGCTACTCACTCAGGTCGCCAACAGCAACATCCAGGGGTTGTCTCCTGACTGGTGTTCTTCGACGGAGCCCAACCAGTTCTTCATGGCAGCGTGATATCTCTGGCGATAACGGTAGCGTGAGCAGCACGAACGTTCATCGGCCAAGGAGAGGTCCAATGCCACGTGCAGCAGCGATAAAAAATCCCACCACGCTCAAGGAGATGGAGAAGTACGAAGGCACGCTCTACGTCCGCAACAACACCCCGCACGCGGTGAGTTGCAACACCAAGGACCAGCAGTTTCTTCTGGAACCCAGTGGGCACGACGGCAGTATCCAGGTGATGCCCAAGGGATGTCTGACGCAGTCGGGATTCGTGAAGATTTGGAAGCGAGGAGACCTCACCATCTCACCGGATCTGGAGGACGAAGCCTCGGAGGCATCCGAGCGGGTGGCATTGGCGGAGAAAAAGCGCCTCGATGCCATCTCGGCGATGACCGAGGAGAACGCCTCGAACAAGGACTTGGTGGAGGCCAAGTGTTTGATCAGTGGTGAGCTGGTCTTTCAGTCTCAGCAGGATGTGAACGACCTAGTGCCACCCCTCGCGGAACGGTATAAGAATCGAGCGTACGAGTTCGTCCCGACGCAGGTGCAGCAGCCGGACGGGACGGTCAGAACAACGTTCAACCGCACCCAGATCAGTACGGACACGATTACATAGGGAGGCCAATCATGGCTGACGAGACTACCAAGTTGCCTGATTCGGTTTCGGACCCGGCAGAGGCACCTCTCAGTGATGCCGATGTCGTAGCCAAGCTCCCCTTCGGAGATTCTCGCCCGGCCAGTGATCCTCCGCCCTTCGCTGAGGAGCACAACGACTCCGTCCGGAATCTGAACGACGGTGCTGCGGCGAATGCCATGCGAGCGGAGGCCGATCCCGACATCGACACCGACGCCGTTCACCGGATGGCGTACCAGGTCGGGCAGTTCGACACGTCGACGGGAGAGAGCGTGTTGGCCTCTCTCGCCTTCCCGCCGCCCGCAGCAGTGGCATCGGAAAAGGCGGTACTGGATGCCAATGCGGCGCGAGCTGTCGTGGACCCGAAGTCTCCGGTCGTACGTGAGGACGGCGCTCCCGCTGACTTCGACACCAGGAAGTGATTCGGTCGTGACGAGGGCCGCTGCGGTGGCTCTCGTTGCGCGGCTTCCATCGACGGAGGAGAACAGTGCCTAGTACGTTCCCGACCACCAACGATGTGTTCACTGAGCCTTCTGCGCCGGAGACCACACCGTTGTCCTCTGCTGGTACTGGCAGCAAGAACCACCTCGAACACCATCGAGACCTCGGTGACGCCATCGAGGCGTTGGAAACCAACGTCGCGCTCAAGACGCACGACCATTCCGGCACTGAGGCTCGTCCCACTTCCAAACTGCTTCAAACCAATACGCACCAGAGTCCCGACACCGACATCGGGCCTACTTCTCTGCACCACACGCTTGGTACCGGAGTGAATCAGGCGGCGCGGGGCAACCACACGCACGACTACAACAGCGCTTCGATCACCGGACAGCCCTACATCATCTGCACGTCGACGACTCGGCCTGCTGCGCCTTGGTACGGGATGCAGATCTACGAGACCAACACCAATCGGGTGCGGGTGTGGGCGCAGTGGCCGACCGATGTGGCTCCGCGTTGGGTGCTGTTGCCGGTGGCGGATGTGCCCTCGATTCGACTGCTCCAGGGCACGCGGCAGCAGATCTATCCGGCGGGAACTCAGATCGAGTTCCGCATCGAAGAAGAGGACAGTTTCGGCAATTTCAACTCCGTGACTTCGATGACCGATATCGTCATCAGCGAGCCGGGGCTGTACTCCATCGACGCGGCGGTGGCGTGGAACAACACCGATCTCTTCTCCGACAATGCCATGACCGTCATCACGCTCAACGGGCAGGAAACCACTCGCAAGAATTGGGAGTTCGTTCGCGGTAACTTCTTCACTCCGGGCTTTCCGCAGAGCGTGCCGGTCTCGGCCAAGCTCAGGTTCGCGACGGGGGATCGGTTGGGGTTGAAGGCCAAGCACAATGGCTTTAATTGGCAGTGGAGTTACTCCAACACCAGCGACAAGATGGACACTCGCATGGATGTCCTTTACCTTAAGCCCTGATTAGAGGAGGAACGTTGCTTAGTTCTCCTGTTCGCCTCTGCTCTTCGCTCCCTATCGCGAAGACAGATATGGCAGGTTTTCGTAGGGTTGCGACCTACTCCTCTGCTGACAATCACGGTGTTTTCGGTAGTGAGTTCGTGGTTGTTGGTGCATCTTGTGCGTTGTTGTTGCCAGTGGTTGCCGTTACGGACGCAATCCTCGTTATTCTGTTTCGGCGTACCCCAGTACAAATTTCCAACTCGGTTGTCGGTCTTGATGTCGTTGTGATGAAGCAACCACAATCCTTCAGGCCGAGGTTCGAGGTAGGCGAGGGCCACCAGGTCTCCGACTCGCTCGACAGTGGCCGTGGAATCGTCGCCGTAGTAGATCGAGACGCGGGGATATCCCTTAGCTCCGACGTTTTGCTTGAGAGCACGACCGTGCTTCCAGCGACGATAGGAGATCACCTCTCCCTCAGGGGTGACTGTGTATCCGCTAGTAATGGTTCGTTCTTCCACAAGCACAATTCTAGTATTGGCAATGGACGGGTGACACAATGACTGCACCGTCTCCTTATCAGGGCTTGGGTGTGTTCTCGCCCAAGGTCAATTCGTTCTCCATCGCTCGCAAGCAGATCAGCCAGAATGGTGCGGGCGTGCTCGGCCTGCGGATTGTCGGCACTGACGGCACGCTGGTTGATGCGACCGGGGTGGCAGTAATAATTTATCTCGACCCGGATTTCGACGAGACCAATGCTTTCCCCGACGAGAATCCACTCGGCACGGAGTTGGCCGATTACACCGGGACACAGGTCGTGCGAGAGGGGCAGGGCGTCTACTCGGTGCAGATCGGGCAGGACATCAGCAAGGATCGTGGCAATCTCACGGCGGTGTGGAGCTATACCGTCGAGGGGCATTCGTTCCTCTACACCGATTACCTCCAGGTCATCGAACATATGCCCCATTACGATCTGCTCCGCGAGGACGAGAAGGACATCGTCGAGCAGGTCACTTGGATGTTCGCGGACCTGTTCGATTCCACCAACGGCGGGCCCAATCTCACTGAGAATTTCCAGACGCACTTTGGCTACGAACGCATCGCGCAGCTGATGAAATTCGCCATGATCCGCATCAACACTCAGGGTGTTCCACTGATGAATTTCGGTGTGGGAGAAGGGGATACGCGGTTGCCGGATCAGTTCACCGGGCTCATGGTGATGGCGACCTACCTCGAAGTGATGTTGCATTTCGTGCGCTCCTACGTTGAGCAGCCCGATTTCAAGGGAATGGCGGTCACTTACACCGATCGGCGTGATTACTACCAGCGATGGAAGCAGCTCTACGACGACGAGAAAAGAAATTTCGACAAGCAACTCATCTACGCCAAGCGCAAGTTCCTGAGCCTCGGTTCCGGTTCGCTGTTGGTGGCGGGTGGCATCTTCGGCGGGGCGGGGCGGTACTTCCGCTCGGGCACGTACTCTGCGCAACTCCGGTCTCAGAGGTTCTACCCCTACGCGAGCGCAGTCTTCATCAGGTAGGAGGAGGCTGTAGATCATGGCACGTGTAGACCTCGTCGAACCGTTCGCGATTCGCAGCGCGCGCAAGTGCGTGCGTGAATCGTTGATGGCACATGGTGAGGAAGTCATCGCGCTCAAGATGTATCACCCGTTCCCCGACGAAGGTGTGCAGCCTCGGTGCCCGAATTGCTATGACGACGTCTACAAGGCGGGCGAGAAGTTCGATTGCACGGTTTGCTACGGCACCACGTTTCAGGGTGGGGTAAAAGAGCTGTCGCGGATGTGGGCGATGTTCACCAACAACACCGACGACGAGCAGATCAACAAGCGGGGCGTGTGGCAGAGCACCAATCGCCAGGTGCAGATGGAGGCCAACCCAGGTCTCTGGGAGAATGATTACCTGATTCGTGTCAGGCGCTGGTCACAGGATCACAAGCCGTTGGATTTTGCCGATGCCTATGTGCTCGGCGGTGTCACGGAGGAGACGCTGCGCACCGGGAATCAATTCGTGCAGGACAACAACGATCGGGTGGGCCAGCGCACCAAGGCGGACGGTCTGACTCCCGACCACGTTATCTACAAGGTGATCGGACGGCTCGTCTCCCCTGACTTTCCGGTGCTGCGCACGGACGGGCTGTCACGATGAGCCGTATCCCGATCCCGCTTTCCGTGAGCAGACAGATATCGGAGTTGGCCGTTCGGCGCGCTCGGGAGAGTATGCAGCGGCGCAATTGGTCCCAGCGCGCGCAAGGTGCGCTTCAGCCTTCTGCCGACATCGGCAAGGTGGGCATCCGCACGACGGTCAACTATTTGATGTTTCAGGAAAAAGGTTTCGGGCCGTTCCTGATGACGTCGCTCGAAGGCAAGACGGTCCCGATCAAGGGCAGGTTCTACCGAGTCAAGGGGGTGGGGCTGCCAGGAATGGGCTATCAGGACCGCAAGTACGATCCGGTTCGGGGTCCGGTGTGGCGAGCGCAGCGCTGGCGGCATCCGGGCATCCGTCCCGAGCGGTTCATGCAGAACGCCATCAGTCGGGCCATTCTGGAAAGCCGCGCTACGTTACTGGATCAGGTCATGCACGCGCTGTCGGGAGGTGATACCAATGTCCTTCGCCAGCACCCGCATCAATGAGATTTTTCCGGGTAGTTCCGGTGGTGTGATCGAAGCGGTCAAGCGCGGTCTGGTACTCGCTCTTCGAGAGGCGCTCAACGCCACCACGTTGTCCGACGACAAGCCCGGTGAGGGCGAGCAGGGCACTCCCATTCATGTCGACCTCGAATACCCCATCGAGCAGACGCAGTATCCGGGCATCTGGGTGCAGTTCTCACTCAGCACTCTGCGGCCTTCGGGGTTGGGCATGGCGGTGCAGGATCATGAGTCCGGGGACGTCTTGCAGCAGTGCAGTTACACCGGACGGGTGACGTTGTATCTGGTAGCGCTTACGTCTATCGCGCGGGACCGCTTGGCCGACTACATCCTGGCGATGTTGGCGTTTTCGCGCATACCCAATCCCAATCTGTTCACCGAGAACGGTTTCACCGATTCCTTCTCTCCGATCTACTCCGCTTTCCAAGACAATCCCTACATCTCCATGACCGTGAACTCCGACGAGATTCGTCCGGGCGGGCAGTCGGTCACGGTCGGGGTGCCCTGGGACGACAGTCAGATCGCCTACGAGGACAGTTACAGCTTCGATGTGCAAGGGGAGTTCATGCTGGTGACAACCAACGGTGGGTACTACCGAATCCAACGAATCGACATCGAGCCACAGCTTGCGTCGGGAATTCCGGTTGACGACGAGGGGTGGATGTAGGTCGGCGTCCTGTCAATGCCTGGAGTTTCCGGCACAAGATGAGAGAGCTTCGATATGAACGAAGGTGTGAGCAGTGGTTGATTTCAGCTCAGAGACGACGGTGGGAGCTTCCTGATGGTCGATTTCAGCAAATATCAGCCTCCCGGTCTCTACACGGAGGCGGTGCCGGGGCCTCAGTTGTCGGTGCAGTCGGCGACCCCGACTGCTGTGGGAATCTTCGGTATCACGGTGGGCTTTCGTCAGCAGGTCGAATCTCTTGTGGTCGATCCCGATACCCAGAACCCCGATACCACGTTCTCCCCGGCCATCAACCGAAGTCTTCGGCAGGCCGGTATCCGCACGGACACCATCGCGGTGCGCAATCCCAACAGCGGTGTGGCTTACGTACTCAACACCGATTACACCGTGTTCCTGGTGAGCGGTGGCCAGTCGTCCATCTCCACGCGTGACAATCTCTACACCATTCAGCGCGTGATTTCCGGTGGTCACATTCTGCAAGGTGACACGATCGAGGTCAGTTACAACTTCACCGACGACAACTACTTCACGGCGCAGACTTTCTACGACTACGACGACGTGCGAGATGCCTACGGCACCCCGTTCGACGCGTCGGGCAATATTCAGTCCGAGTTGTCCCTTGCGGTCAACATCGCTTTCACCAACGGCGCACAGCGCGTGGTGTGCGCGGCGGTGGACCCTGTGGACAAGGACAATCCCACACTCTCGGATTATCAGGCAGCCCTGGACACGCTCAAGGACGTGGACGATGTGTCGGTGGTGGTTCCGGCAACCGGCATCCAGGCAATTCAGTCGGCGGTGCAGGCGCACGTTCTCCAGCAGTCGCTCAACCGCTACGAACGTCGCGCCATTCTCGGGCGAGACGGGGCGGGTGCAGCAGTGTCCAGCGCTCAGCTCATTTCCGATGCCAACGCACTCACCGACTCCCGGATCGCGCTGGTGTCTCCGGCCACGATGAAATACTTTGCACCGGAGTTGAACAAGGAAATCGTCATCGGCGGTCAGTTTCTCGCCGCCGCTGCGGCGGGTATCTCGGTGGCCCAACTTCCTTCGATTCCGCTCACTCGCAAGCAGGTGCGAGGATTCACGGCGGTTGGGGTCAAAGAGCAACAGGGTCAGCTCAACCTGGAGTCCCAGAACGGGCTCATGGTCACCGAATTGACCCGCCAGGGTGCGTTGCGCATCAGGCACGGTGTCACCACGAATGCAGGAGACACTCTGGTGCGCGAGTGGAACGTCATCGGTCAGCAGGACGCGATGGTCTATCGGCTACGGGCATATTTGGACAACGATCAGCTCATCGGCGGTATCGTCGACGATTTGACCTTGACCAATGTCAAGGCCTCCGCTGACGCAGCGCTTCAGTCTCTCGTCACCGATCGGGTGGTGCGGGGCTATGCAGACCTCAAGGTGCGTCAGCTCGGAACGCAGCCTGATGTGGTGGAGATCCGTTTCGCCTGGCAACCCAGCCTGCCACTCAACTACATAGTTGTTCGATACTCCGTTTCCATCTCGACCGGGGCCTCGACCTCGCTCACGTCGGTCTGATCAGCGAAAGGTGTTGTGAGACAACATGAGCCAGTCACAAGTCAGAGTTGGCGGTAGTGGCTTCACGGTGATGACTTGGCAGGGTCAGCGTCTTGCCTACCTTCAGACCGTCGACGACCGGGCCCCGCAGGCGGTGTCGCCAGCGGAGGCGATTCAGCCCATCGACGAGGAACACCCCATCGAGATCATCACCTCGCAGGCGGTGCGGGCGGGCACGCTTTCGTTGCGCTTCTACGAAATCTGGAATGCCCCGGTATGGGCACAACTCCCTGGTTTCGAGGGCACCAACAATTTGCTCGACGTGCTCAAGCGTCAGCTCACCAGTGGGGCCATCACGTGCCGAAAAATTATCAAGAATCCGAATGGGAGCTACCGGACGCGGGTATACAACAACTGCGTCATCGTCGACTTCGACGAGAGTGAACGAGTGGAGATTGGGACCATGAGTCTCCCCAAGGAGGTTCGCGTGCAATACACCCATACATCATTCGTCTAGACGTCTTATGTGTAATATAAGGGTATGACTGATGAGATACCCAGGAAGAAACGTCGTTCGCCCTCACTAGAAACTAGGGAGAGGATGCGCTTAGCTGCGCTGAATCGGTCCGAGGAAGCTAATGCTCGTCGGATCGCAGGGATGAAGGCGTCAAAGAAGTATCAGGAGACTCGCAGTATCCCCTCCGAGGCTCGTAAGGGCATGAAGCACACTGAGGAGCAGCGCGTCAATATCTCCGAAGGGCGTCAGAAGGCGAAGTCCGAGGGTCGGGGTGTCGGCTGGAAGCACACTCCCGAGATGATCGAACACATGAAGGCCAAGCGCGCGGAGATGTGGGCCGAGGGGCGCTACAAGGACATGAAGCCAGCGTCCAGACGCCGGGTCTCCAAGACCGAGCGAGCACTGGTTCCGTTCCTGGAGGCGCTCGGCTACGAGCATGTGGACGAGGACAATCATTTTTATATCCACACTCCCGGCAAGGGGATGGTCCCCGATTTCGTGGACCGCAAGAACAAGCGCGTCTTCGAGTACTTCGGGAATTTCTGGCATCATCCCGACGACGAGGCGTTCTGGATCGAGCAGTATCGACTTGCCGGGTGGGCTTGCACTGTTTTATGGGAGTCCGACTTGACACAATATGTAGAAGATCATCGCAACCTGGTGACCGAAGAGGAGGCCGAGGCTGTGCTCGTATTCGCAAGGATGGACGGCATTCTGTCGACGCGGGGCAATCCCAAGCTACCGGGACCTGAGGAGTTGTCTGCGAGATCCTTCGTCTAGGCGTTTCCCAACTATTTTATTTCCCAGGAGTCACCATGAACCACGACACTGTCCAGGTGATCATTCTCGTTCTCGTCGCCATCTCGCTGTTGCTTCAGCTGTTCGGCCTGTCGCGGGGCTTCCGGCCATGATCGTTCTCGGCATCGTCCTGTTGATCTTGGGGTTCCTGTTGGGGTTCCCGCTGCTTTGGTATCTGGGCATCATCTTGCTCATCATCGGGGCTGTGTTGTTCTTTCTGGGCTCTACGGGACGTCCGGTTGGCGGACGAGCTAGGTGGTATTGATGCGCGGTATCGAACGGCAGGCTGATTACTACGGCTTCACCGACCCTGCGGTAGCCGAGCAGGCCGTCAAGGTCGAGTCGGCGACCGTACTCCCAAGTGACGTTGAAGTCGCTGATCTGGTGCGTCCGCACGGTGTCGGTATCCAGGCCGGAATGTTGTGCCGGGAGCGTGGTTCGTCTTTTAGCCGTGGCCTGCTTCGGCAGGCCGTCTCGGTGGACGTGGAAGATTACTACCAGCTCGAAACGCAAGGGCTTTCCAGAGACCAGGCGCGTGACGAATTGTCCTCTCGTTACGGCGATCCCGAATTGGCCAAGGCGTTCAAGAAGGGGTGGGCGACCTCAACGAAGGCCAATCGTAAGGACCTTGAGTACTACGAGAAAAGATATTCTGCCCAATACGGCGATATGTGGACGACCGCCTTCTCCGATGGCTGGATGATCCCTGCCGCAGTGTTTTGATCAGTAGACTCCGGCTATAACCACGTCTACTGAGGAGTGACGCGCATGACCGAGACTCCCGTCGATGAAACTGTGGATGAGGGCATTGCTCCTCCTTCCCAGAAGCCTCTCTCCGATCTTCCAGACCGCATCAGGGTGGACGACGACCCCGATCCCGATGGTGCCGACGAACAGAAGCCGGAAGATACGGTCACCGAACTGACCGAGGAGGAGCGCGAGCAGTTCAAAACCCTTTTGACAGTGGGGCGTCGGACCAAGAAAATCACCGTCCTTGATCATGCGATCACCATTGCGTCCCTCAATTGCGACGACGAGATTCGAGTGGGTGCCAAAACCAAAGAACATCGCGACAGTCAGGCGTACGGACGGGCGTATCAGTGCGCTGTCGTAGCGGCGTCGATTCGGTCGGTGGATGGGCAGAGCTGGGAAAACACCTTGGAGGCCAATCCCGACCCGGATGTGGTGTTCGAGAACAAACACGAGAAGGTGCGTCAGTTCTATCCGCTCGTCGTGCAGTACGTCTACAGCGAAGTCATCAAGCTCGATTCCGAGTTCGCGGCCCTCGCGGAGAAACTGGGAAAACTGTAAGGCTGGACTCCGTTTCCGAATTGACGGTACGTCTGGCCTCCGAACAGGGTCTCTTGCAACAGCGTTCGATCAACCCTTATCAATGGTGGGCGCTGACGTACATGATGAGTTACAAGCGGTGGTTCCTGGGCGAAGTGCGGGACGATTTCCTCAAGCGATTCGTTCTGATGACGGACCCGAAGAGATACCTGGAGGTGTATGCCTCGCCACTGTCGGAAGCGTTGGACGACGTGGAGGAGATGCCCATCTCTCCGAGCGAGTTCGCCGACATCGACAGCTATCTGAAGGAGCTGGACAAGGTAAGAAGTGTGAGTGGTGCAGATTTCGGCGACGACGACGGAGACGGTGACTGGCAATGACGATGCCACCGAGTGGCAACGGGCCGTTCGATTACACCGAGGACACGGTATCGGCGCGCCTTTCTGTCGAGGTGCCTGCGGACGCCATCGCCAACCTCCAGCAGGTCACTCGCCAGGCCAACGACTTGCGCACCGTTATGGAGGCGGTAGCGCGAGCACAGGCGGATTTCGCGGAGTACTTACGTCAACTCCCCGAACTCATGGCAGACGCCGCTACAGCGGCAGAACGTCTCACCAGTGGCACGACGGGGTTGCTGGGTGGACCCACGACGGGGGCAGCAGCAGTGCGGTCGGGGCGCAACGATGCCACGGCGACGAACTGGGACGAGGATGCCCCCGGAGGGCGCGACACGGATCGAGTGGTCGATCTGGATTCCGCGATGGACGATCTCGCCCGTCGAGACCCACGGCAATATGGGAACGTGTTGGCTCAGCACGGCGAACGAGTGATCCGGCGAGGGGATAGCGAGGAGGCTCTTCCTGCTCCTCGCCAGCGGCGTCCGCGTAGTGGAGGGGCGGGGCCAGGACGAACGGGGCCTTCCCCTCAGGACGCACAGCCCACCGACTGGACACAGTCGCTTCAGCGGTATTCGGGTCAGGGCACGAACGTAGTGAACTCGATTCTCAACGACACTCAGGCCGGAGGCCGTAGCTCCTTTCTCGACATGGGTCAGCACGCGGTGCGTGGTGGGATCAGTGGGTATCGCAATGTCCAGGGCCGTATGGCTGCCCGGATTGCCGAACTTCAGGCGGAATCGGCAGCGCACACGATTGCCGGAAATGCTCCCGAGGCGATAGCGGCGGAGGGACAAGCGGCACGGTTGGGTTCCATGTCCAGCGGACTCGGTATGGCTGCCAAGGGTGCTGGAGTGGTGGGCGTGGGCTTGGCAGCAGCGCAGGCCGTGCAGTCGGGAGGCCAGTGGTATCAGGGCATGTCGACGCAGGGTATGCAGCGTGGCGGTGGGTTCAGCGAGGGTATGGGGTACGAGATGCAGGTCCGCACGATGGCCCTGAATCCCTTCATCTCTCTGGAGCAGAGCCGCAAGATCATGCAGTCTGCGCTCAACGAGGGTTATACCGGCAAGGAGTTCGACACCGTCACTGAGTTCATGGCCGACAACCTCAAGAAGATGAACGTCGATGTCGCCACCTCGGTCAAGGTGCTCCAGGAGAACGTGCAGAAAGGCGGGCAATCCATCGGTTCCGCGCAGACCGATATCGGCACCGCGCAACAGCTTTCGGCAGATCCCAACTCCAAGTTGACGGCGGGGCAGTCGGTCGCCGCCTATACGGCGAACACGACGGCAGCCATCGGCGTCGGTGCGTCGGGAGTCGACGCCAGCAAGTACGGATTGACGACAGCAGCTCTCGGTGACGAGAGTCAGATACTTAAAGGTGTACTAGGGACGGGGCTCGTGGGTGCAGCCACGAGCAACCCCATAGTTCAGCAGGCCATCGGTGCCTCTGTCGGGTTCCGGGGAGCACCCGGTGGTGCGTTGGCCTATGCATTGGCTCAGCCGGGTGGTGCACAGAAGGCAGAGCAGGCACAGGTAGACCAAATGATCGCGATGGCACAGAATTTCTTGCCGATGCTGGCCAATCCCCAGACTGCCGGAGCAGCTGTCACCGGGTATCAGCAGGTGCTGGGGTCGATGGGATACAACTTCGACATCCCGACTGTTCAGGAGATTTTGAAAGAGATCATGAACGGTACATTCAAGGCTCTCCCCACCAAGGCGGCGGAGGCAGTGAAGACCTCGGCTACTGGTGGTGATATCGCAGGGCCTTCGGGGGCAGAGCGCACGAAGCAGGTGTCGAGAGGCGTCGGTGGGTTCTTCCAGGAAATCGGCGGCGCGGCGGCCTGGGCGTTGGGCGCTGGTGGACACAACCCGCTTGCGGACCTGGGCCGGGGAATGATGGGAGCGGGACAGCGCAACGTGGAGCAGGGCTCCGCATTGTCGGGTTCGGCCTCTACCAATTCGAGGATTGTCGATCTGGTGAACACGTACGGGGCCAGCGGGCAGGTCATGCTCAAGGGCAAGGACGGCAAGGAGATGAAGCTCGACGCCAACGCGCTGTCCAACGAGTCGGTTGTGCAAGATATCGTTTCGGGTGATACACAGGTCAAGCTTCCGGGCGGTGATTACAGCAAGTTGGAGAACATCTCCACCGCTCAGCAGACGGCTTCCGGCACTGGCGGTGGTGTCATCGGATTGACGGATGAGGCGCGTCGGTACTTCAACTTCACGCCCAACGATCCCCGCAATCTCACTCAGATAGGCAACGATACGGGGACGAACGGGGTCCAGCGCCTCAATCCGATACCCGGAACGAACTACGGTAACTGACCATGACGAACGGGATTGCGTCTATTACCCACGGCGGCAAGGTGTTTCGTTTCCGAACGAATCCCAACTCGATCCGGTGGAGCTACAAGTTGAACACCAACGTAGACCAGACGTACGGTGGCCGGGTTGTGCAGTTGCTCAGCGCCAACGTCGACGACTTGGTCGTCACGGCAGAAGCGGGTGGGGGTGGATGGGCGTACATTTTCGCCGCCGCGACGTTCTTTCGTGACATGCTCTTCGACCAGCGCAACGGCGGAGATGCGGGGATATTCGAGTATTCGCCGCGAGGTTGGAAGATGGGGGTGTATGCGCTCAATTTCCCTTTCGGTGATGACGTGAAGGCTGTGGCACGGCAGTTCACGATGAACTTCAAGGTCCAGGAGGACATCTCTGGTGTCATAAGTACTGACTCGTTGTCTCTGGAAATGGCTTCGCTCCAAGCGGGTATCGGATACAAACACAACGAGTACAACACTCCTCCGGGCGACACCGGCACGGCGGCCAATCCTGTCCCCGGTGCGACACCGGCACCGGGTACAACGCCAGCGCCAGCAGCACCGCCGACCATTCCTGGCGCACCCCGTTCCACCAATCCATCCGGCCCTATCCCCGGTGGCTTGATTCCGTGAACGAAAGGATCTGGTGATGTCCGCTAACTACTCGTCCAACTGCCCCATCTCGCGACCGGCAGAGATTCTGGAGGACAATTACGTCGACGTCGGTGGCATGGCGTGGAGCGACCGCATAGGCCTGTTCTACGCCTCGGAGAATCCGCTTCTTCCAATCAAGCAGCCGAACGTGACGTCTCTCAATACGACGATGGCGGGGTGATGTGATGTCGTTGCTCAAACTGTCGTGTCCTGATGTGGGCGACATGTCGTTGAAGTGCACTGCGTTCAGTTCCCCGTTGACGGGGGTCATGGCATCCAGTCAGACCAAGCACGCGATGCATCATTTTCCGATCAAAGCAGATCAGCAGAATATTCAGTTCGATTGTGTGTTCCGCAACTGGTCCGAGTATCGGGATTTTCAGGACTACATCCGCAAACACCAGATGCGGGCACTGACGACGGTGCAGAATCCAGAGATTACGTTGAATTGGCCTGAGCGCGACATCGTCAATTGGTCGGGGGTCGTCTCGACGATTAAGGCCGGAGACGATCGCTTCAACATCGCTCCGAAGGCTCAGGTTAATTTTCTGCTTGTGGACTCGATGCTGAGTCAGAAGACGTGGACCTCAAGTTTTGGCGAGAATTTCACCAAGTGGTTTCAAACCGATATCGGGGACCCTGTGGTCCCACTCATCGTCCCGCCGAGCCCTGGCAGTCTTCCTGGCGTGGGAGTCATTCCGGGCGTGTTCTCGGGATTGACTGGGCTCGGACATTAAGGTGAAAGAAAAAATATGACTCTGCCGAATCCCTCTACCGCCCCGTTCAAGACGCTGGTCTACAGCCCCGAGTGTCGCATTCTGATCGAGGGCGTAGATGTGTCGGCTGATCTCGTACGTGGTCAGGTGTCGCGTATCACTGGCGGAGCCTCGGCTATCCAGTTCACTTTGAGCAACAAAGACCTGCGCTACAACGACAAGTTCCGTCGTATGGATCGTGTCGTGGTGTGGATGAAGCGGGTTACGCCGGTCCTGGTGTTCAGCGGTTACCTCGATAGCGTGCCGGGTCTTCAGCTCTATGCCTCGACGGTGGTCATCAAGGCCAGTTGCACGCTCAAGCGGTTGCTCTATACCTACTGGGACCCTGGTCTGCCCGCTTCTATCGCGCTGCTCAACATCCAGGCGATAGCGTTCGGTGGTGCAGCGTTCGGTACTTCCCCCAGCGGCAGTACGGCACCGACGACACCAGGCGCTCCTGGTTCTTCCACTGCCACCCCAGCGAAGCCGGGTGATGCAGTAGCTGTCCCGCCGACGAGGTCCACCGATATGAGTGGTCCCATTCCGGGAGGGTTGATCCCGGCAACGCCAGGTGATGCAGGAGCAGCAGGCACTCCGGCAGCGCCGGGATCTACGACGGCGGTCCCTGGTGCTGCTTCGGTGGTAGGGGGTGACAGTGGCATCGGGAATCTCCTCAAGAACGTATTGGTCAAGGTGGGGGGCTGGGGCGAGGAGAACGTCAAGGTACAGATTTTCCCGTCGTCGTTCTTGGGATATGTCCAAGGCCAGATACCGGCGATGGCAAACCTGTGGCCGGACTCGTTGACGGAGTTCAGGAAATTGTTCGAGTTCACCGAAACGGGTTCTGCGGCAGGAACGGGTGCGGGCGGAGTCGGGGGCAATCTCGGGGCCGCCACGTTCTCCTCTATCGGCCCGCCAGCCAGCGGCAACGCCTACAGCGATATGGAGATCGTGTGGATTGTCACGCACGCTGGGTGGACCGGGCACGATGTCGTCGTAGGCTCATCCATCATCAAGGCCGAATCGGGTGGTCAGCCAGGAATTATCAGTCCACCGAACAACGACGGCACCCTCGACAAGGGTCTGTGGCAGATCAACACTGTGCACGACAACATCCTGCCTGGTCAGAATCGTCTCGATCCTGCCGTGAGCACCAATATTGCTCGCATTCTCTACAACGGTAGGGGTAACTGGGACGACTGGTCCTCGCTCGTCTATCACGGCACTGCGCAGCAGCACTTCTCCGAGTTCGAGGCCATCGCGGCAACAGGAGGTACCGCTCCGCCAAATTCCGGCGTGAGCGGTGGTGGTCCCCCTGCACCAGCTCCTGGTCCAGTTGCGACCCCTCCTGCTCCCGGTGCTCCTGCTGCTCCGACTTACACCCCTACGGCGGGCGAGGCGGGGCAGCTTGGGAATGGCCCCACCAATACCTCGATGTGGATCGCGGTCAAGACTGCTTTCCCCAATGCCACCCTCAACGCGGGCATGACCGACCATGCCAACGACGGTGGCTACCACCCGATGGGCATGGCCATTGATATCGGTGGGGACCTTCAAGCGATAGCCAATTGGGTCTATCAGAACTACCGCGATACTCAGCAGCTCATTTACAGCAACGGGCCGTTTCTGCTCAGCGGTAAGACCGGACACATCGACCCCTCCGATCAGGCCGGTATCCGGGCAGCCTATGGCGAGAGCACAGTGTCCCAGCACGGTGACCATGTGCACTGGGCCAGTGATCACGTTGTCGGTCCCGGAGGGCCTGGCGGAGCAGGCGGCGCACCGGGAACGGGATCAGGGACTGGGGCTGCACCGCAGGCCTCGAACAAGTTGGCGCAGAACATCTTCACGTTCTTGTTCGATACAGCGGGATATGCGCAGCGCAACTCGACCATATATACGGGTCGCTTGGCCAGCGTCAACGACGAGCCGCTCATCAATGTCGTGCGCACGTTGTGCGAAGGGCGGATGTGTGAGTTCCAGTCGCTTCCGGACGGAAAGTTTTCGGCGTTTTATCCCGACTATTTCGGTCTCGACGGTACGGCTCCAGTCATGAAGCTCGAAGATGTCGAGATGAAGGATGTCCGAATTTATATCAATGACGATGCGCTCACCACTCACGTGTTCACTCAAGGCTCGAACAGCCTTACCGGAGGCATCACTCTTCAGGGTGAGTTGGGCTATCTGTATTCCCCTGGTGTCGTGACGATCGAGGACGAGTGGTTGTTCAAGCGGGCAACTGAAGGAGCTTTTTTCAAGCCCGATGTCGCCGATGCGAAGGAGATGCTGAGTCGGTACGGCGTGCGTCCGCTCAAGAAGACCTACCCCAATATTTATCAGACTGCGCACCCCGAAGCGATGCTTCTGGTGGCGATCAAGTTGTTCATGCAGAAGTGGGCTGAGCAGTATCAGACCACTATCGAATTGACGTTCATGCCGGAGTTGTATCCGGGTATGCGTGTCGAGTTGGTGGGGCATGATTTGATCCTCTACGTCAAGGCGGTCAGCCATAATTTCGATTACGAGCAGGGTTTCAGCACGTCGGTACAGGTGATGGCCCCGATGTCGGTCTCACGCAGTCCATTGACGGGCTCCAATCCGGACGGTTCGACAGGTCCGCTCAACCAAGACATCCCGAAGCCCTCTGGAGCTGGCTAATGGCGATGATCGAGAGCACCTCCAACACCAAGATGATTGCTGCGATCTCCGGCGTAGATCTTGTCAACCGGAAGTGTTCTGCTGTCAATGCACTTGCCGGAGAGGTTGCCGTTCACCTGAACGTGTTGCCCTCGGGGAATTTCGTCATTCCGTCCTTGGGCGAGCAGTGGATCATCGAGAGGACTTCCGACTCGTGGTTTCTGTGTGATCGGCTCGACTTCCAGGATGCTCGCGTCAATCTGCCGTGGGAGGAGGGACTGACAGCGCTCGGTGGCGTGGGCCCGACGTATCTCGTCGGTTCGCGAGTAATTCTTCCAAGTGCGGCCTATTTCGGAGACGGGCAGATTCGGCTTCTGGGTGGTGTGCTCCAGACTCGTCCGGACGATCAGTCAGCGTGGGTCACTGTTGGCGCTGGTGGTGGCGGTGTTACCACAGGAACCGCCCCGCACAAGGTTTCTTATATCCAGACCCTGACGACGCGTGCCGTGGGCTACGGTCAGATGCCGGACGGCATTCGCCCTGGGCCGTGCACGTTCACTCGGGCCATCTACACCTTCGGTACACAGGATCAGAGCGGTTCCTCGACGGTGGAGATGCGCGGCAACTCCGGGGCTGCGTTGGCCGGTAGTTCGCTGACTGTCTCCGCCGCCAACCAGGCTCAGGGTGATGCCACCAAGGCGGCCCGTACCGTGACCGGAAGCTGGGTATTCGCCGAGGACGATATTTTTTCGGCGTACACCAGCGCAGTCGGTACGACTCCCGGCGACCGACTGACCGTCCACCTGACCGGCACAGTGAATCTGACTCTCTCATGAGCATGATGGCGGTGCGGCCACCGTCTTCTGCCGTCGTCATTCCTGTCAGCATTACCGAGGACGC